GTAATCCAGAAGCTTATGTCACTAATATTGATTTAGCAGTTGTAAGAGCTTATAATAAAGCTTTATCTGCTTCAGAAATATTGCAAAACTACAATACCACAAAAGGCAGATTTGGATTGTAATTTTTTAGTGTAATTAACTTTGTGAAAGTTGTAGATATAGCCCAAGAAATATACATGGACTTAGGCACTCCTAGTGACTTAAGTATTGCCGCCTTGTCTTATTGGCTCCGGGCTAATGTGGGGAGATTAAATAGTTTAATTTTTTCTAACTTTTATGTTAGTGATTCTTCTTTAGAAATTTTAGATTCTGATAATAGCGACTCAGAAATAGATTTTAATGCTGCTGCAATATTAAAAAAACTATACATGATTAATAGGTATGCTGTTATATTAAGGTCTAAATTATCTGATATAGCTACCGATGATGTTGTAGAAGTGAGAGATCAAGATACAAATGTGCGTCGCCTTGATAAAACTCAACTTATTAGAAGCATAACTGCCGAAAAAAAGCAAGAAGAAGATGAACTTCGTTATTTAATTAATGCTTACAGAGCTAGAAAATTAAATCCGAAGCAAGTTGTTGGGGACGATATAGTTATGGGAACTTATCCAGAGTATTATCCTTACTTAACTAGAAATCGCAATTACGGATATACGGCCTATTAAGATAAAAAAAAAGAGGGAAGCTTTCGCTTCCCTCGGGGGTTTGATATTAACGAGTTCGACGGGTTGCTCGCTTAGCCGTTAGAGAAGTTGCGCTAGTCTCATCTGCAAATGCAAATGTAGCATTCGGCATCTTCTTTGTCTCGGTACGGTATTGATTAATCTTAACCGCTCTCTCGACTCTAGCGACAGAGAACTTACCGGCATCTGACTCGTTAACTGTAATGGTATACTTATTCATACAAGTAAAATATGAGCTTTTATTTTAAAATGTCAAGTTATTTTAACTGAAATTTCTTTTGGTGTTTCGCTATCTCGCTTGGGAATAAAAACATTCAATACTCCATTTTCTAAAGACGCTGAAGTTTTTAAGGTATTTGCTATACTTGGCATTTTGTAAACAACTTCAAACTTAGAGCGCTTATTATTTTCATTCGGTTTGCCATTAATTAAAATATAATTACCTCGGCATTTTAATTCAATTTCTTCCTTTGAAAAGCCGGGAATGTCTATTTCAAAAGCATATTTATCATCATGTTCTTTCCAATTTCCATACTCTTTAATTTCAGAGCTGATTGAATCTGGTGATGTTGATGTTGTATAAGTTGATGTTGTATAATACATAGTGACTTACTTCAAGCAATTGACGTGCCAACTTTTTTGCTTGTTTTTAATAGCTTTTTGACTTTCAGAGTGTCATTTTGGCTCTCTTGCGAAATATATGTCTCATTTATTTGCTGGGCAATTTTATAAACAGCTTTGATTGCAGCTTTGTTGTTTTCTGGATTTTCGGGAGAACAATCTTGCCACTCTAGTATATAATCTGCCATTTTTTCTACTACTGGCGTATTCGTTTCTTCTTCAGCGTTAACTGGAGTTGAATATGCTTTTTTAATTCCGGTAGTTCTCCCAAAAGAAAAGTCTGAAATTAATTTAAATTTCTTAACATGAATGTGTATCCCATTATTCTTTTTAATCCATTGGCACTCGTCATCTGGATAGGTAGCGTGTCTAATATCAGGTACGCAAATAATTGTTTTTTCATTTGCTATATCAAGCATTTTCTTGTAAGCTTCTGTTGTCCAATAAGTTCCTTTTGGTTCTTGAAGTCTTTTTATCTTGCCATAAAATACTAGAAAGTCTCTAATCTTATCTTTTTGTTCTCTTGTGCAATAAAGGGGATTTATTCCAAACAAATCGACGCAAGCATCTCTACAGTCTAACTTCAACTTATCAGCTAAAGAAATTCTATAAAATTGATATTTTGTTTTTTCTAAAAAGAACTTATGCAAAATTTTGCAAACCGTATCTTTTCCATCTCCTGCTAATCCTGATATGCCTATTATTTTCATTTGTTGATAAAAAAATTCCAGTCTACATGCTCGCTATAGTCAATATATTCTGGGAAAGCTATTGGAAGTAAAGGTTTTGGTTTTTTAATTAATCTTAGGCCAGCTTCTTCAGGAGTTTTGCGCCCCTTTTTAGAATTAATATCTTTGTGGCATAAAACCATATTTTCCCATGAATTCTCACCACCTCGACTTCTAGCTATTATATGGTCAATATTAGCTTCTTCTTTTTCTAATTTTCTTCCCGTATATTGACAAATACCTTTATCACGAAGCCAAATATTTTTCTTTGATAGTTTAAATTTTTTAAATGGAATTTCCTTGTAGGTCGATGATACTAAAATAGTTGGAACTCGAATTGTCATTTTTGACGTTCGAATTTCCAAATCACATTCCCTGATTGGAAGTCGAATCCAGTCGTTCCAGCCTAAAGCTTCTACATTTTCTATGTTTGAGTAATCAAAAGATCCATCGTCGTTAGTCTTGTATAGTATATTTAATGCAAAACAACTAGGATGAACTAATTCACTAAAAGCTTCTTTAACAGTCTTTGCCCCAATCGGTTGCCATGTTTTATTTAGGCAAAGACAAATCCTTTTATTTTCTATACCGGTCATTAGAAAAGTTAGGATTGCTATATTATAAAGTCAAGTTTTTTTGATTTTCCCCACCTTTTTTTTTACAATAATTGCATGAAAAAAATTCGTAAAGCCACTAAATCAACCGCTGCAACAAACTCAGGAAACGTAGGTAGCTCGGGTAATGTAAGTTCAACCAAAGTAACCAACACAAAGAAATCCTCTTCCGGAACGTCTGGTTCATCCGGAGCTGCGGGCAAAAAGAAAACTTGATTTTTTGTTTTTTAAAATAATATAAAAGATTCGTCCGAGAAATCTTCCCAATCTAGATCTGAAGCTTTTGCTTTTTTCCTTCTCATTTGAGAAAGACAAACAGCAATTCTTTGTTTCTGGGCTGGGAATTCTTTTTTCATAGTTTCGTCACCCATGCATTTACTCATAAATGCGTTTTGATCTTGACCTTTTGTCGGCTTAGGTATAGGCATATTACTCTTTACACCTAATCTATAGACCTAACATCAAAAATATCTACCGCGACTAATGAGTCACCATTAGACACTATAAATGTATCTTGATCTTTTACGTCTACTATTTCGCCTAACCATTCAAACTCATTATCTAAAACCTTAATGGTTTTACCTATCATTCTTTTATTTATTTCAAGTTTGCTAGAATCATTCATTTGATTTGGATGCGCTTATCATTTGTTACAAATGTTAAATAAACACTTGAGTATTCACCATTTTTACTAAAAATTTGACCGAGTTTATCCAGAGTTGGTTTCGACAATGATTCAACCCTGTTTAAATACAAACCGTCTAAATCAGTAGCCATTTTTTTATTCTTTTGCCTGCAATTACAGTCTACAACTGAAGTGTAGCAAAAATTTAAAAATCCCTGCAGCTCCGCGTCTTGAGTTATCTCGTTGGGAAAACCAGCTAAAAATCTACAAAAGTCAAATATATTTTTGATTTCTAAACTTCTTTCCATTTTTATTTCGTTGTTATTTTATACATTATTAAAAACATTGCGTAGCTTATGAGAAATTTTGGACTAAATACATTAAGCCCAAAACATAACCAAAAACCTAAACAATACGGACAAGAAATCAACCTAGTAAAAAAACAATCTTTTTTTTGCTTAAGAAAGTCTAAGTAATTACCTTGCCCACCGTTTGCTATTTTATAGCAATAATATTCATTTAACCTAGCTATTTTATCTAGCCTTAAAAGCTTTAAGTATTCTGGTAAAGCTTCTGTTTGAAAGGCTAAATACAATAAACTAACAACAGCCGATGCGTGAACGAAATTATCCTGAATGTCCATATCCTTTTTGTCCTCTTGTTGTGTCTCTTAATGTTTCTGATTTAACCCAGTAAATACCGTGGCATTTTTCAATAATGATTTGAGCTATTTTATCGCCAATTTTCACTTCGAAATCGTTATTTTTATCTGAGTTATATAGTATTACACCTACATCTCCACGATAGTCGGCGTCAATAACTCCCGCCATTACATCAATGCCATGTTTGTAAGCTAAGCCAGACCGAGGAGCGATTCGACCGTAAAACCCAATCGGTATGCTCGTTGAAATATTCGTTTTTATGAGCTTCCTCTCTTGTTTACCGATATTTACGTTTTCAGCAGCAAATAAATCATACCCTGCTGAGCATTCGGTTGCTTGAACTGGAATTTTACCGTTTTCAGATAAAAGCTTAATATGAATATCCACACTTAAAATATGGAAATATGATAAAAAAAGTCAAACTAAAGTTTGCTTTTTTTTAAATTTTATCATTATTGATGGTATGACAATATTAGACGCATATCAAATGTTGAATGAGTTTTTTAACTCAAACCACGTTTTAAACCTTAACCGAGATTTTAAAAAAATTATATCGATTACCGAAACAGAGCAGGAAGATAGGGCCGCTATACTTTGCGCTCTAAAAGAAATGGAGTCTGGGAATTTAATTAAATCAACTATTGTAAATAATGTTGAGTACTGGGTTCTTTTTAAACCTCTCGAAAGCTTTTCTCAGCCTATAGAATTAAATTATTTATTGGCTGCTGGTATAGCAAGTGTAATAAATAGAGTCTGCGATGTTCTTGAAAACGATTCTGACAGATGTAACCCGAAGGAAATAACTGATAAAGATCTAAAAAATCTGATATTTATTGCTTCGAAAGCTTCTGTAGAAAATTTAAAGAACTAGCTTGACTTTTAAGGAAAACGGATCATTGTTCTTTACCTAACTTAGCGGGAGGTAGCTTGAGCAAAACCATGCTCACTTAAGCTTTAAATAGCTTATTTAAACTCGTAAGAGACAACAAGCCCGTAAAAAGACCGCAGGCGGTTGGGGTAATTCCCAGCGTTATTTCGGGAGAAGCGGCGTCCTAAAAAGACCCCTGCGTAAAAATGCTAGAAACTTCTTCCTCTCAAAGGAAAAGGCGATGGCTGTCAGAAGTAAGTCACCCGCAAACTGAGTTAGAAAAAATAGCCGATCTTAGTTGCTAGCTACACGGACTCACTAAAGCCGGGGATGCAAGGACTAATGCAGGTAAGATCGGGGTTAAATAAACTGAAATAAAAAACATTTCAGTTGACTTGCTATTTCTTCTAGCCAGCTCAAGGAAAAGTTAAAGGCGATGGCTGTTTCCGCAAGAAAAAAGGAAACACCATGAATAAAGTAAAAAAAGAAATTAACGAATCAAGTCTTATCTCCAAGATTAAAGACTCTAATTGTAACGAAAGTTTTAATAAGCTTTCTAAACTATACGATAATTTTTATTATTCTATAGCTCAAAAATATTCTTCCGCTCTTGTTAAGGCGGGTATGAATAAGGATGACATAAAACACGAAAAAGATTTTATTCTTTTTAAAGCTATAAAGTCTTTTGATCCTTCTCAGAAAACTAAGTTCTCTACTTGGTTTTGCAACTGCACAAAATATCACTTCTTGAACTATATTAATGCTAATAAAAAATATATGTTAACAGAAGAGAACAAAATAGACTTCTTTAATAATAAAGATATATTAATGTCTTTTGATAAAAATACTGATGTCTTGTCTTATTTGAACTCTCTCCTCTCCTCATTTAAAGATGAAAGAGTTAAAAAGGTTTATGAACTTAGATATTTTTCTGGTGGTGAAAAGTTGGCTACTTGGAATTCTATAGCGAAAAAGATTGGAGTCAGTACTCAAACAGCTATTAACCTCCATGAAAAAACAAGAGTTTTTCTTAAAAATAAAATCTTAAGCAAAAATTCTTTTGATTTTGTTTGACTTCCACTGGGGCGTTTCCATACTGTGCTGAATGAACGACAATAAGAACGACAGCAACTGGACGCGCCGAGAAGTCGGCGCATTGTGGACCAAGCTCAGTAAGGACAAGAGCCAAAAATACATGACTGGTCACATTCAGACATCCCTAGAAGGAAAGATTGACATCGTTATCTTTTCTAATAAGGATAAGCGGACTGATAAAGCTCCTGATTTCAGGGTTTATCTTTCCGAAAAGAAAAAGGAAGACGTTATTGCTTCACCGAAGACAGAGGCTAAGAATAAAACTCAATCTAGAGAAGAAACCTCTTCTGACGAAGTAGACGTTCTTTAAAAAAAGATAGAAATTCCTTTTCACCTACCTATAAATAATAGGTAGGTTTTTTTATGCAATTTTCCGTTCAAGTTCCTCTTAATCAATTAAGTTTTGGGCAAGTTAGTTATAATTTGCTTTATGAATTTTATAAAATGGGTTTTAATCCATCTATTTTTAAAGCTTCTGATCATGCCGTTGATCCTTCGGCCTATGATTTCGATCAAGAATTTTTCAACTGGGTTAATGTAAATCTTTCTAACGCTGTAGTTAATCATAATAGAAATTTACCTGTAATAAGAGTTTGGCATATTAATGATTCTTGGAGGAATTATTCTAACAATCAAGTATTGTTAACTTTTCACGAAACAAATCAACTAACTCCAGTAGAAGTTAATATAGCAAAACACAGCAAAATATGCGTCTCTTCTAAATTTTCTCAAGATGTTTTTAAAGCTCACGGAGTAGATGCTGAAGTTGGTCATTTAGGTTTTGATTCTAGGCATTTTAAAAAACTAGATAAAACCTATTTTGATGATGGAAGAATTACATTTAACCTATGCGGAAAATTTGAGAAAAGAAAACATCATGCTAAAGTTATAAAAGCATGGGTCAAAAAGTACGGTAGAAATAAAAAGTATTCGTTACAATGTTCATTATTTAATGTCTTTTACCAAGACCCTAATGAACTTAAATTAATATATAGCGATCTTTTAGACGGAAAAAGTATTTTTAATGTTTCTTTCTTAAATTTTATGCCGAAAAATTCCGTCTACAATGACTATTTAAATTCAGGGGACATTGTAATTGGAATGTCCGGCGGGGAAGGATGGGGGTTGCCAGAATTTCAATCAGTTGGTTTAGGCAAGCATGCCGTTATTTTAAACGCAACAGCTTATAAGGAATGGGCAAATGAAGAAAATACGGTACTAGTAAATCCCTCGTCTCAAGAAGAAGTTTATGATGGCAAATTCTTTTTCAAAGGAAGTCCATTTAATCAAGGGCAAATATATGATTTTAATGAAGACGACTTTATTGATGGATGTGAAAAAGCAATTGCTAGAGTAGAGCAAGATAGAGTAAATAAAAAAGGATTAGAAATCCAAAACAATTTTAAATACGAAAATTTAGCAAAAAAACTTTTATCGATGATTTAATATGCCTCTATATCTTTTTCGTAATCCAAAAACCAATAAAATAGTTCAGATATTTCAAGAAATGAATGCTGAACATGTCTATGCTGAAAACGGAATAATTTTCGAAAGAGTTTTTACTGTTCCAAATACAGCAATAGATTCTGAAATTGACCCTGATTCCGCAACTCAATTTGTAGAAAAAACCGGTAAAATGAAGGGCACCCTTGGAGAAATCTGGGATTATTCAAAAGAATTAAGCGAAAAGAGAACCCGCGAAAAAGGATACGATCCGGTAAGAGAAAAGGCAGAAAAAAACTATTCTAAAAAACGCAAGGGATTAAAATATAAAGAAAAAATAAACCCCTCTGAAATCCCCAAGATATCGCTTGACTAATCTTAACTTCTTTCCTTAATAAACAATTCTTTCAACATGACAATTCTTTCTAAAGATTTCGTAAATAGCTATAAAAATAAGCAGCCCAACTGGGGTTTTAATGGGTTAGGTTATATTGTATATAAAAGAACTTATGCTAGACTTAAAGATGACGGAGCTACTGAAGAATGGCACGAAACAATAGAAAGATGTATAAACGGAGCCCAAAAAATTGGAGCAGATTATACACAAGAAGAAGCTGAAAAGTTATTTGATCTTGCATTTAATCTTAAATGCAATTTTGCAGGAAGAATGTTGTGGCAGTTGGGTACTAGTACTGTAGACAGATTTGGCGCTAATTCTCTTTTAAATTGCTGGTTTACCAGCATGAAAGAACCAAAGGCATTTTTATTTTTGTTTGAAAATTTAATGCTGGGTGGAGGAGTGGGCTATAGCATTCGAAGAGAGGATGTTATGGAATTACCCAAGATTAAAACTGGAGTTAACATAACTCATCAGCAAACTAAAGACGCTGATTTTATTGTTCCAGATTCAAGAGAGGGATGGGTAAAACTTTTAGAAAATCTACTGACTGCATTTTTTCAAACAGGTAAAAGTTTTTCTTACAGCACTATCTTAATCAGAGGCGCTGGAGAAAAGATAAATGGATTTGGAGGAAAAGCAAGTGGATCTGCTATTTTGGTTGATGGTATTAATAAAATTACAAACGTATTTCACTCTAGAGAGGGTAAAAAATTTCGTTCTATTGATGTACTTGATATTTGCAATATTATTGGAAGCATTGTGGTTGCTGGCAATGTGAGAAGATCTGCTGAAATTGCTTTAGGGGATCCGGACGACATTCTTTATCTACGGGCTAAAAATTGGAATACAGGAAATGTTCCAAATTGGCGAGCAATGTCTAATAATACTTTATATGTAGATGACTATTCTCATTTGCTCGATGAATTCTGGACTAACGGATACGAGATTAATAAGGATACTGGATTTGCAAATGGAGAGCCTTATGGATTTTTTAACTTACCTCTTTCTCAAAAGTATGGGCGACTAAAGGATGGTCCGATCAAAAATTCAGATCTATATCCTACTAATATAGATAATGTCGTAGGCACAAATCCTTGTGGTGAAATTAGTCTTTCTGATTATGAATGCTGTAACCTTTGCGAACTATATTTAAATAATATTGAATCTAAAGAAGAACTCATAGAGTCCGCTAAATTACTTTATAAAACTCAAAAAGCTATTGCAGCACTACCATTCTTACATGAAGAAACAAATAACATTGTTCACAAAAACATGCGCCTCGGTCTTGGGGTTACTGGTATTTGCCAGTCTCTTGATAAGCTTGATTGGCTTGATGACTGTTATGTTGCTCTTCGGAAGTTTGATAAATTATGGAGCAAGCAAAAAGGATGGCCTAGAAGCATTAAATTAACTACAATTAAGCCATCTGGAACATTGAGTTTATTAGGTGGAGCTACGCCCGGAGTACACCCGGCTTATTCTAAATATTACATGAGGACTGTAAGAATGAGCAGTGACGACAGGCTCGTTCAAATTTGTAGGGATTTAGGTTATCATACCGAATTCTTATTAAACTTTGATGGTACAGAAAATCGGGATACTATTGTTGTGTATTTCCCATGCGAAACTCCGGATGGAGCTATTTTAGCCGATGATATGGGCGTTATTAAACAGTTAGACATGGTCAAGACATTACAAGATGTGTGGAGTGATAATGCTGTATCTGTTACTGCTTACTATTCTCCTGAAGAACTAGATGCATTAAAGAGTTGGCTTAAAGAGAACTATAAAAACAATATAAAGAGTGTTAGTTTCCTACTTAGACAAAAACATGGTTTTAAGCAAGCTCCATACCAAGAAATAACAAAAGAAGCTTATGAATTAGCAAAGTCTAAAGTAAAGCCTCTATCAAATATTAATATAACAGGAGAAACTTTGCAAGGACTAGAATGCGAAGGTGGAGTTTGCCCTATAAGGTAAAAATATGAAATATTATATCAGAGGAGGAGTGGGAGATATTCTTCAATCTCTATGGTTTATTAAAACTTATCCCGAAAAAGAATTTATTGTTCACACTCATTATAAAGGAGCAAAAGAAATATTTTCTCATTTCGGCGCTAAGAACGCTCATTTTTATGAGTTTGATGATCTTGAAAGTCATAATACTCAAGTAGATTTCATAAAGGAAGATCATGCTAAAGAAAGCCAAAAAGACATTGCAGATACTCCAAGGGCATTCTATAGCGATTTTGATTTTGGCGCAGAAGCAAATGAGGCGGCTAAGAAATTAGTCGAATCATTTCAAGAACAAAAAAACATTATAGGAATTCATCCATTTAGAAGCGGCTTCGCCCAGTCTGTATATGATGATTTTAATCTACCCGCTAAGGAACTGCCAGTAGAAATCTCAAAAAACGTAATTAACGATAATAGTAATTATTTACTATTCGGTTCTAAAAATGAACTTCTTCAGTATGGAATACCAGAAAGCAAAAATGTAAAGTTTGTTTGCTTTAGCGATATTATTTATAGTTTAGCAACAGTAAAGTATTGCAAGACTCTAGTTGGTCTCGATAGTTGTTTTAAAAGCATGTCCTCAATGCAAAGAATAAATACGATATGCATAATTGGTAATTTTAATGATCCAACTAGAGATTCTATGTTTATCAATCAGTATCAAAAAGATGGAGTAATGAAAGTATACAAAGTAAATAATATAGAGGAAGAGAAAGAAGAAATATCAGAGTTCATCACTAAGAATCTATAATGAAATCTTTTTACGCTCACATTGATCTGGGCGATTTAGTTTATTCTTTATATTATGCAAAAAAGCTAGGCTTTGAAAAATATATTATTGATGGAGAAAGGGGAATTTGTAAATTTAACAATGAATCAAAAAAATTCATAAGTCCTTTTATATCTTCTCAACCTTATATTAAGGAAATTGAAGATTTTACCGGCCAGCCTTATGATGTAGATTATGGATCTCACCCCGAAGGAAAAGAAGTTGTAGTTGGAACAAATTTAGTAGAATATCACTCTTCCAAGTTTAAGATAGACTGGAAAACCGTAAATGAAGCTTGGTTAACAGCCCATTCGATAAACATAAACAAAAAAGTAGTCATAAACAGAACTCCTAGATATCAAGGAAATTATTACTTTTATAATGACTTTCTCAGGCATATTAATATAAGCGATTGTGTTTTTGTAGGACTTAAAAATGAATGGGAAAGATTTTGCTTTGAATTTAAAAAACCAGTCGATTATTACCCAACAACTTCATCTATTGAGTTAGCAGCTGTAATAAACGGGACTGAGTTTTTTCTCGGAAATCAATCCCTATCCTTAGCAATAGCCACCGGATTAGGCAAAAGATGTTTTGTAGAAAAAGGACAACAATGCGCTAATTATATTTTCAACTCAAAAAAGATTGTATATTTTTAATGAAAATTGCTGTAACAAATATTTATACAAAAAACATAAAAGAGCTAGCAATAATAACAACAGAATATAACAAAAGAAAATATTGCGAAAAGCACGGCTACGATTTAATAGTGCAAACTGATAATTTTGCCCTCCCTCATTTAGGTTTTGAAAAATTAAACTTAATAAAAAATACTATCCAAACAAATAAATACGACTGGGTTTATTGGTGTGGCACAGACACCATGATAACAAATTATAAAATAAAACTAGAAGACATAATAGATGAAAATTATTGTTTTATAATCGCTCCCGACCTCTGGGATTGGAATGTAGATTCAATGTTGTTTAAAAACGACGAAAGAACAATTAGATTTCTAGAAACTATAATATCTCGATACTCAGACTATATAGACGAAAACGGGAATCCGAAAATTAATAAAGTAAAAAGAAAAGATGGTAACTGGGTAGCTTGGGCTGAAAACGGAGCAATAATAGAAGAGTGTAAGGGAATTGATTTTACGACAACCATAAAGAAAGAGTATCAAAATTTCGTAAAAGAGGTCCCACAAAAAACAATGAACTCTTACTTGTATAATTTATATGCAACTCCAGAGCATTCAAAAAAATTAGATTATCAAAATAGAAATGGACAATGGTCAAAAGGAGATTTTTTAGTGCATTGGCCGGGAACTCACAATAACCTAAAGTTGCAACTAGCTTTAGCAACAGTTCAACAAGTACAGGAGTAAAATGAAAATTGCTTTAATAAATATATACACCACAAACATTAAAGAGCTAGCAGTTATAACAACAGAATTTAATAAAAGAAAGTATTGTGAAAAACATCAATACGATTTAATAATAGAAACAAAAAATTTTTCGCTGCCTCACTTAGGATTTGAAAAGCTAGCTTTGATAAAAAGAACGCTTGAGTCTAATAAATATGATTGGGTTTATTGGTGCGGAACTGACACCATGATTACTAATTATAATATTAAAATAGAAGATTTAATTGACGATAACTATTCATTCATAATAGCTCCGGACGTGTGGGATTGGAATTCTGATTCAATGCTCTTTAAAAATAGCAAAGAATCACTTCAATTTCTAGAGAAAGTTATTTCAAAATATGATAAATACGTGGATGAAAATGGAAACGCAAAAAGCAATAACATAAAACTTAAAGATGGATGCACAATAACTTGGGGAGAACAAGCCGCTTTAATAGAAGAATGCAAAGGAAAATTCTTTTCAACAGAAATAAAAGAAGAGTATAAAAATTTTGTTAAAGAAGTTCCGCAAAAAACAATGAACTCTTACCTGTATGAACTTTATCCAACTCCTTTTCACGCTCAAAAAAAGGATTATAGAGGAAGAAATGGAGAATGGTCTGAAGGTGATTTTTTAATGCACTGGCCCGGTACAAACAATAATGCTAGAATTCAAATAGCGTTAAATATGATTAAACTAGTAAAAGAATAATATGGATAGAATTTTAAATGAAATAAAAAAATACGCAGATGAAAACATATTAAAGAAAAATTGGGAGGCCGGAAAAGACTGGGTTCAGTATTCAGGTCCTTATTTTTCATCAGATGAATATGTAGCGGCAGTTAAATCTTTACTAACCGGATGGATAGTAATGTCAGAAGATTCATTATCTTTTGAAAATATTTTTCCTAAATATCTTGGAAAAGAATACGGCATCTTAACTAATAGCGGTAGTAGTTCAAATTTAATAATGATGTCTGCTTTGACATCTAAGCGTCTTTATAATTTACCTAAAGGAACAAAAGTTATTACTCCTATAGCTGGTTTTCCAACAACAATTAATCCTATCTTTCAAGTTGGATTTGAGCCTCTTTTTGTTGATATAGAAATTGATACTTTGAATTTAAATTTAGACCAAGTAGAAGAGCAGGCTAAGAAAGGAGCAAGAGTAATCACATTTGCACATGTTTTGGGCAACCCACCAGACATGAATAGGTTAATGGAAATAGTAAAAGAATATGAATTAATCCTTTTAGAAGATTGTTGCGACGCTTTAGGATCGTCTTATAACGGACAACTGCTAGGAAGCTATGGTGAATTTGCTAGTTGCAGTTTTTATCCAGCTCATCATATGACTATTGGCGAAGGAGGATTTGTTGCCTGCAACACAAAACAACAAGAAGTAATAGCTAGAAGTTTTAGAGAATGGGGGCGAGGATGTTATTGTGTTGGCAAGAAAGCTAACCTTTTAAAAAACGGGACATGCAATAAAAGGTTCCATAATTGGCTTCCTTCAATCCCAGATGAAATTTTTGATCATAAATATGTATACGATGAAATAGGATATAACTTAAAACCAATAGAATTACAAGCTTCTATAGGTTTGCAACAAATTAAAAAGCTCCCAGAAATCCACAATAGAAGAAAAGAAAACCACGCTTTATTAACTAATGTATTTAAAAAGCATGAAGAATTTTTCCATATTCCTATTGCTACTCCTTGCTCGGACCCCAGTTGGTTTGCGTTTGCTGTTACAATAAAAGGTTCATCTCCATTCAAGAGAAGACAGATCGTTGACTTTTTTGAAAGCAACAAGATTCAAACCAGACCATATTTTGCGGGAAACATTATGCTACAACCGGCTTATGAAGGTTATATTAGCAATGAAGATGTGATTAAGAAATTTCCAGTGTCAAGAAAGGTTACTTCAGACACCTTCTTTTTAGGAACTAGCCCAGTAATATCATTGCCGCAAATACAATATATAGAAGAAAAACTTGATTTGTTTATTGCTAATCTGTAAAATATTTTATTATGTCTAAGGTGGTTTATATAACTGGTTGCTTGGGCCTTATTGGTTCTTATTTGACAAGAGCTTGCTTAAAGCAAGATTATTATGTAATTGGCATAGATAAAATTACATATGCTGCAAGACCAGATCTTTTAAATGAATTTTTGTCATATGAAAGATTTAAATTTGAAGAGCAAGACATTTGCGACATAAATAGACTTGTAGATTGTGATTATTTTATTAATGTTGCAGCCGAAACCCATGTTGATAATTCTATTAGAAAAAGCGATGAGTTTGTTAAATCTAATATAAACGGAGTTCATAATATTCTTGAACTTATCAAAGGATATAAAAAGGAAGGTATTATTATTCCAACTCTACTTCATTTTAGCACCGATGAAGTTTATGGAGATATTTCTAGCGGCGAACATATTGAAACAGACTTACTGAAGCCAAGTAATCCTTATGCTGCCACAAAAGCCGCCGCAGATCAATTAATTTTAGCTTGGGCCAGAACTTACAAAATTCCATATGTAATAGTAAGACCTACTAACAATTATGGAATTGGTCAATATGTAGAAAAACTTATACCTAAGACTTGCAAGTGCTTGACTCTAGATAGAAAGGTTCCCCTTCATAATAATGGTACTCCATATAGAAACTGGCTACATGCTAAAGATACCGCCGATGGAGTTCTAACAATAATAAACAGTGGAGTCAAGAATGAAATATTTAATATCGCAGGAGGCTTTGAACAAAGCAACATTGTAACTGTAGAAAAAATAATAACAGAATATTTCGGAAAACTTCCTAGTGATTATGTGGAAAAACATCTAGACCTTTCATTGTCTAGAGATGGCCAAGACGTAAGATATGCTCTTAATGATAACAAGCTGAGAGCTTTAGGTTGGAAGCCTAAATGCAATTTTGATAAAGAGCTAAAAGAAATCGTCAAATTTTATAAGAACAACTTTTTCTGGTAAAAAGTATGACAATAAAAGAAGTTTGCTAAAAAGTTCGATTATCTTTTATCAACAAATACAATATAATATTATTAAAACAAAATTACGATTTATTTATAGATGACAAAAATATAAACGCTAAAGATTTCGATAATCTGCCAATATGAACAATCAAATTTTTGAAAATCTATTAATTTTAGAACTCGCCAATAATCATTGGGGATCGCTAGAAAGAGGCAAAAAGATAGTTAGAGAATTTGCTAAGGTCGTAAAAATTAATAGAGTAAAAGCGTCTATTAAACTTCAGTTTAGAGATGTAGATAATTTTATTCATAAAGACTTCAAAAATAATAATAGCAGATATATACAAAAAACTACTAAAACTAAATTATCTTTCTCTGAGTTTAAAGAACTAATTACTTATATCAAAAAGCACGACTGTATTCCTATGGCTACTCCATTTGACGAAACATCCGTCGATTGGTGTGTGGAGCTAGATCTTCCTATAATTAAGATTGCTAGTTCAGATATTAATGATTGGTTGCTGATCAACAAGATTGCTACCACCAAAAAGCCTGTAATTATTTCTACTGGTGGAGCAAATGACAAGCAAATAGATGATGTAATTAAATTCTTTACAAATAGAAATATATCCATAGCAGTCAACCACTGCGTTTCTAAGTATCCCAGCTCAGATGACGAACTAGAGCTAAATCAGATAAACTATTTAAAAAATAAATATCCAGACCTCATAATTGGTCTTTCAACTCATGAGCATAATGATTGGCACTCTTCGATGCTTATTTCTTATGCCAAGGGGGCTAGAACTTGGGAAAGACACATCGACATACCATACCCATCCAATCATGAGCAAAAAGAAGTTTCGCCTTATTGCTCTTTACCTCATCAAATAGATGAATGGTTTAAGGCTTTTAATAAAGCCGTTTCTATGTGCGGAACATCTTTAGAAAACAGAAGAGTTATAGACGATAAAGAAATAAACTATTTAGAGTCTTTGTATAGAGGATTATATCTGAAGCAAGATTTGAAAAAAGGAAGCAAAATTTTTCTTAATAATATCTATAGCGCGATTCCTTATCAAAAAGAAATTGGGCATATTTCTTCTAGAGATTATTTTGATGGAGAATTTATTCTAAATAAGAATCTTAAAAAAGATAGCCCGCTTACAAAAGACGACATTTCCTAATGAAATTATCAGATATTGTTATAAATTTTCTTCAAGAAAAAAACATCGACACAGCCTTCACCGTATCTGGTGGAGGTTGTATTCATTTGATAGACTCTCTTAGGAAGTCTAAACTATCTACATTTTGCGTTCACCATGAGCAAGCCGCACTAATGGCAAGTGAAGGCTACTTTAGGATGAATAATAAAATGGCTGCCAATATTGTAACAACTGGACCGGGCGGCACAAACACTGTCACTGGCTTGCTTGGACTTTGGCTAGACAGCATACCATCAATTATTATTTCTGGGCAAGTGCAGAAAAGCCAACTCTCTTCTGGCACCGGATGCCGCCAAATTGGAGATCAAGAGTTTGATATCACAAGCGTTGTTAAGCCAATGGTCAAATACGCTACTATGATTGTAGACCCTCAATCAATAGTAAAAGAATTAAATAAAGCTTATAATATTGCTTTGTCTGGCCGTCCGGGTCCAGTTTGGATAGACATCCCATTAGATATGCAGGGATGCGATGTCAATTTAGAATTACTTTATCCCAATGAAGAGATTCAGACTACTCCAAAAGCCACTTCAAAACAATTACTTGAGCTAGAGCAACTTCTCAGCAAATCAAAAAAGCCTCTTGCTATAGTTGGCAATGGAGTCAGACTTTCTGATTCTTATGATGAATTAAATAAGTTTCTAATTAAAAATGGAATCCCTGTTGTAACTGGACCTCATTCAGGGGTGGATTGCGTAGATAATACTTACGAATACTACTGCGGAAGAATCGGAATCTTGGGTCAACTTACTTCAAATCAAATAGTTCAACAAGCTGATCTTTTAATTTGCCTTGGATCAAGGCTTCCATTTAAGATGACAGGCTATAATATACCTGAATTTTCTCCAAATTCTAAAAAGGTTATTATTGATATAGATGGGTTTGAAATTAAAAAGCATAAATTTCAAGTAGATTTGCCAATTGTGTCAGACTTAAAGTTCTGCCTAAAAGAAATGAATACTTTTGATACAAACAAAAACTATTCCTCATGGCAGAAAAAGGTAAAATCTATTAGAAGGCATCAAAAGAATTTTCATCCAAAACACAAAAATCTAAAAGACCATGCAAGCTTTTATTATTTAATTAGTAAGGCTCCTAAGTTTTTTGATAATGCACCAATTGTAACAAGCAACGGAACCGCCCACGTTATAACCCTTCAAACTTATAAATTAAATAAAAACCAAAGACTATTTACAAATGTTGGTTGCGCAAGTATGGGTTATGGCCTTCCGGCAGCAATTGGAGCTTGCATTGCAAATGATAAAAAACCAGTGATTTGCGTAGAAGGAGACGGCAGCATCATGATGAATCTCCAAGAGTTACAGACCATTAAAACATATAATCTTCCTGTAAAAATCGTGCTGATTAATAACGACGGATATCTATCAATTAAACTATCTCAGGAATCATTTTTTAAAGGTCAAGAATTTGCCAGCGGCCCATCTAATGGGGTTACCGTACCAGAATTTAAAAAGATAGCAAAAGCTTTTGGCATTCCATATCTTTCTATATCTAAGAATGGCCAAATAAATAACAATCTTAAAAAGATGATGAATTCATCTGGGCCAACTTTTGTTGAAGTATTTACTCACCCCAAAGAGCGGCATGAACCAAAAGTCACACACAAGGGAATCGACGCTAATGGTAAAATCATACCCGGAACTTTGACAGATATGTTTATTTCTGATTCATTTTGATATGAATGTATTTCTTACTGGAGCTAGTGGCGGAATAGGACAAGAGATTAAGTCTGTTTTAGCAGGAGACGGTGTCAATGTTATATCTTATTCTTCAAAAGAAATGGACCTTTCTGGAGATTACGATGTTTCTAATATTCCAACGCTTGATGGATTTATCCATGCGGCTGGCATAAATTCTTTGGCTTTCCACAACAGATTAAACCAAAATGAATTATTAAAACTCTTTAATATCAATGTTTTTAGCTTTGTGAATTTATGTTCTAAATTAAAATTTAATGATTGCGCGAACATTATAGCCATAGGATCTTTTTACGCAGAAAATACCAAAGAAAGCAGAATTCAATATTCTATGTCAAAGCACGCTTTATTTGCTGCCGTGAAAACTATAGCTTTAGAAAAATCGCAAAATCTTATTAAAGTAAATATGGTCTCTCCGGGATTTGTAGATACAGCATTGACTAGGAAAAATAACTCAAGCGAAAGAATAAAAGACCTTCAATCAAACATACCACTAGGATTAGCGGAGCCAATTCATATTGCAAATATGTGTTCTTATCTGATAAATAAAAATCATGGAATTACCGGCCAAAACATGCTAATAGATTGTGGGTACTCTTTAAAACACCTATGAACCATTCTTTTTCTATCAATGGCAAAACTTTTTCATGCTCTGATGAGGAGCTAGACCAACTAGAGATACAGTCACATCCTAGAAAATATTCTGTTTATTTTGACAAGTTCAATAAAAACTTTCCTGAAAAGAGTGTTGTTCTTGCAGACCAGAAAGTAAAAAACCTATATAATATTAATCACCATACTGTAATATCTATAGAATCAATAGAAGAAAACAAAAATATAAAAACCGTTCTTGAAGTATGCGATACTTTGATGCGCGTTAATTTTGACAAGTCTTGGACTCTGTACGCTATTGGTGGCGGCATAATTCAAGACATAGCAGCGTTTACATCTAAGATTTTTAAGAGAGGAATTGATTGGGTATTTGTTCCTACTACATTGCTATCTCAATGCGATAGCTGTATAGGCGGTAAAACTGCTCTTAATTTTAACCAATATAAAAATCAATTGGCTTTGTATTCAGCCCCGAAGAGCGTTATCATCGATGTTGATTTTTTGCAAAGCCTGTCTTTTCAAGATATAGTTTCTGGATATGGAGAAATTGTAAAGCTGTTTTTGATTGGTGGAGATTTTTATATTGAGAATCTGCATTCTTTTTCTTTAAAGCAGGCGATTTTTCATTCATTAATGATAAAAAAAGCTGTCGTAGAATTTGATGAGTTCGAAAATTTAGAAAGAAAGTCTTTAAACTATGGCCATTCTTTCGGTCACGCAATAGAATCTGCCGCGAACTACAGCATCCCACATGGAGAGGCTGTGCTACTTGGTATTGAAATAATCAATAAGCTATTCACAAACTCAAAAGACATATCAAATATAATATCTAGATATACAAGTTTAAACAAAATCAAGCATTTAGATTCTTTTAAATTAATCAATAGCCTAAAGACAGACAAAAAGATATCAGGAGGCAGAATATCTTTTGTCGTTGTTGATGACCCGGGAAATACTATTTTTCTAGATAGTCCTATAGATGAAAAATTAGAGCGCAAAATTCATGACATACTTACTAATTGATTTTGGAGCTTCATTTATTAAAGTTGCGTCTTATGATAATGTTTCTAAGAAAATAAAAAACCTAGAAACAACAAACTCTCCTTTCCAAAATAAATATCAAGTCAAGGCAACCGAAATAGAAAATATATTAAAAAATATAGTAGAAAGAAATTCTCCAGCGGATGGAATTCTTTGCTGCTCAATCCTAGGAGGATCTTATCACGGGCAATGCTACCACTCATGGAAAGATAATCCTTATAAAGAACATCAATCTTGCGTCATAAGCGGAGTATTTTACGATAGCCCAAACTATCACGTTCACTCTCATTTTTCTAAAAACGGAACTAAAGACCTGAAAGTTTTAGGCCATATAAATAGCATTCCAGTTTTTACATGTTTAGGAGATACCAATTGCGTAATTGAGTCTTTGCCTCTAGATGATAAAAATCTATGCATCAATATTGGCACTGGATCTCAAGTTATATATCTGAAAGACAACGAAGTCCAAACCCATAAATTCATTCCGGCAGGAAGGGCGCTTTTAACTTTTAAGAATTTCTTTGATTCAATTGGAGTTGATTTTTTTAAGTTATTAAATGAAACATCTTTTGAAGATGTAATAAATTCTAATCTAAAAGTAGACCTAAATGTTTTCAAGCAATCCCACCAATATAATGGAGGAGGCAGTATACTTAGGATAAACGAAGAAAGTTTTTCTGCTAATAATTTAACTGGATCTATTTTAAAAAACTTAGTGCTTCAATATGAAAAATATATTGCCAGCTCCGGAAAGCGAAAAATATTACTAAGCGGTGGAATTCCTAAGAAAATTAAAATTTTACCAGATTTATTTAGACATTTTTATCCCTGCTTTGAAGTTTCCCTTTTGTCTGGCGACATAGAAGCTACCCATATCGGCCTAGCTAAATACATAAATAAATATTTATGAGAATTTTAATTACCGGATCTAATGGATACATAGCAAAAGCAATTATTAAATGTTTAAAACAAGAACATTCTATAACGTGCTTATCTAGAGCCGAAGCGGATCTTACTTCTATTGATAAAGTTAATGCTTTTTTTGATAAGCATGAATCTTTCGATGCATTGATACATACGGCTATAACCGGCGGCAGAAGATTAAAATCCGAAAATGGAGACACTATAGATCAAAACATTAAAATGTATTATAATCTGCTAGAAAATAAAAACAGTTTTGAAAGATTTATCTCTTTTGGATCCGGAGCAGAGCTATTAGCTTTAGATACGCCTTATGGAATAAGCAAAAGACTCATAGCTGATTCTATGAAGTTCAAGGATAAGTTTACTAATTTAAGAATATTTGGTTGCTTTGATCATAATGAATTAGACAATAGATTTATCAAAGGGAACATATTACGATATATAAATAAAGAGCCAATACAAATATATGAAAACAAGAAAATGGACTTCTTCTTCATGGATGATTTGATTTCTTTAGTCAAATATTGTTTAGTTCACGACTCCCCACCTAAAGAAATTAACTGCTCATATAAAGAAAAATATTCCCTGCATCAAATAGCCGAAATAATAAATCGTTTGGGCGCTCATAATGTTTCTATTTTTTCAAATAATTTATCTGGCAAAGATTATATTGGCGAGTCCAATTTGCCGATTGAACACATTGGGCTGGAAAAAGGTATTAGATCTGTTTATAATAAATTAGTTAATTCATAAAAAAATATGTTTTCCGCAGATGTTTTCTGTAACGTTTAAATAAAATATAATTATGATATTTGAAGCTTCAATGTTTTTTCAAGAGAATGATCTTTTAGAAATTAAATTAAACCAACACTGGGAATTTGTTGATAAATTTATAATTGTTGAAGCTGGAGAAACACACACAGGAATCAAAAAGAACTTTTTATTTAATCACCAAAGATTCAAGAAATACTCTGACAAAATAGTATATAAGTCTTTTAATTCTTTTCAAGAGATTTACGATTTGTATCCAAACATAATCTCTAAACATATTTATAAAACCGTAAGTTCGCAGCCTCATCTTAATTTAAATGACTGGATAAGAGACCATCTGCAAGCCGAATATTTGACTGTAGCTTTATTGGAGCAGCAACCGAAAGATTCAGATATTGTTTTATTTACATGTCTAGATGAAGTATTAAATGAATACGCTTTCTCAGAGGCTAAAAATATTTTTTCAGAAAATAAAACCTATAACCTTTATTCTCATTTAGAAAAAAGATATATCACTAATTCTTGCGACTATGCTCCCGTATTTGGATTCGACTTAGATATGTATGTTTATAAATTAAATCTATTTAGTAAGAAAACCCCAGTCGGCTGCATGACGCTGTTTTCTAATTTAAATAAAATTAAGCACACTGAACTTAGATATTTTTCTCTATCTACCCATCATCCAATAGAAAACGCCGGATGGCACTTTACTTTTTTAGATGATACTAGAGGCGAAAAAGCTTTAAAAAAATATAAAAGCTGGGCGCACTCAAGAGACGGAGGGCATGATGTATCTTATTTTGATATTAATACTCCTTTAGAAGCGGAGCGAAGAGTGTTATCAGATTACAATACTCAAATGGTTCAAATATCTTCTAAAACTCACCCTGAATGGCTAATGAATAATCTATCCAAATATTCTAGCTATATTTATTCTACTTGAATATAATCAATATGAAAAAAATTCTTATCACTGGTATTTTAGGTCAGGATGGAGCAAACATGGCTGAATATTTGCTCCAGAATACTGAGTATTTAATTTTTGGCATGATGCGAAGAAGTTCTAATCCTAATTTTAAAAACTGCGAAAAGTTTTATAATAATTCCAGATTTCAATTCGTTTATGGAGATTTAACGGATAGCGTTAGCATCGATTCTCTTGTTTCAAATATCCAGCCAGATTATCTTATTAATTTTGGAGCCCAAAGTTTTGTGGGATGTAGTTGGGATATGCCTTTGCAAACTTTTGAGGTTAATGCTACTGGAGTTTTAAAATGCTTAGAAGCAATTAGAAAAAATAAACCAAGTTGTCGATTTTATTCAGCTGGATCATCGGAAGAGTTTGGGGATGTTTTAACTATACCTCAAGATATTAATCATCCGCTACGACCAAGGAGTCCATATGGAGCTTCTAAAGCTGCTGCGAGAAGCATAGTAAAAGTATATAGAGAATCGTATGGTTTATATGCTGTACATGGAATATTATTTAATCACGAAGGAACAAAACGAGGAGAAGAGTTTGTTACAAGAAAAATAACGAAAGGAGTAGCTAGAATAGTAAAATCTCTTAAAGAAAATACACCTTTTTCTCCAATCGAATTAGGAAATTTGGAGTCTAAAAGAGATTGGTCCGATAGTGAAGATTTTGTAGACGGAGTTTGGAAAATGCTTAATCAAGAAAAGCCAAAAGACTTTGTTCTCTCAAGCAATGAAACTCATTCAATAAGAGAATTCGTTGAACTTGCTTTTAAATACGCAAACATTGAAGGAGCATGGCACGGAAACGGAATAATGGAAGAATTCTCTTTATCGGGAGAAATGAAATCAATTTATAATTTTCAATCATCAATCCTAGTTAAAATAAATCCAAAATTTTATAGACCAGCTGAAGTAGATTTATTAATTGGAGACTCAAATCCTGCAAGAGGAGAACTAGGATGGAGTCCAAAAGTATCATTTAATGAGCTAGTTAAAAAAATGGTTGAAAACGACATTCATCTCTTGACTAATGCTTAGGTCTATCAATACTTTAACGTGCCAGAAGGCAAAAAGCCTAGAAAATTAAGCAATCATCAAAAATTAATTATTGCATTTCTTGTAGATCATCAGAAATGTAATTGGGCTAATGAGATGAGGATAGCAAATAAACTCATCAAAGAGCATGGCTTTGAATTTTTGATATCCCTAAAAGGCAGGACTAAATTAATATCTTTAGTTTGGTTTCTTGGCGAAAACGGTAAAAAGTTCCTAAACGATATTAAAAAATATCAATCTCTTTCTTTCAAAAAAGAAACTTACCAATTAGAAGAACAGCCTGTCGCCCCACCAGTCGAGATAGAAAAAAAGCCTAAAACAGTTCAAGAATTTTTAAACCTATTTAAATAATATGGCAAGACCTAAAAAAGAATCTACCGAATCTACGGCAATCGAGTCTAAAAACAAACTTAAAGTTTTAGATGAAATTTTAAATCAAAACAAAGACTACCATTATGCTTTTGACAATAATATAGACTATGTCGTTAGCAGCGGCAGCCTTACTATGGACATAGAAATGGGCGGAGGCATTCACCCCGGAATTGTTCGATCCTCTGGAATCACAGAGGGAGGGAAAACAAGCAACGCTCTTTCTTTTGCGAAAAACTTTCAGATTCTTCATCCAGAAAAGGGTTGTGTGATATATGTAAAGTCAGAAGGAAGATTAAGCGAAGAAATGGTCAAGAGATCTGGAGTTGATACTGATCCAGAAAAATGGAGAGTTATTCCTACAAACGATTATGAATTTGTTATTGATAAGATGAGAAGACTTATCAAAGATAACGACGACGGGAATATCTACTTCTTTATTTTAGACAGTTTAGATGCTTTAGTACCTCGCAATGATTTAGCAAAATCAGCAACTGAAGCTAATAAAACTGCAGGTGCAGCTTTGCTTACCGCAGATCTTTTAAGGAAGATGGCCGCTGCATTTTCAGCAAGAGGGCATATTTGTTTTATTATATCTCAAGTAAGATCTTCTATTAAGATAAATCCTTATGAGAAAGGAGATCCAAAAGTTACCAACGCAAGCGGTGGAAATGCAGCTCTTCATTATTCTGATTGGATTTTAGAGTTTCAGCAAAGGTGGAATAAAGATCTAATTTACGCTACGGCAAAACAGGATGGCAATCCTGTTGGTCATTGGTGCAAGGTTATCTTTAGGAAAACTCCAAATGAAAAATCAGGAAGAGAAATTCGATATCCTATTAAATATGGAAGAACGAATGGATCTAGTATTTGGATAGAATACGAAGTTGTAGACCAATTATTGGCTTGGGAGTTCGCTCACGCTAAGGGAGCTTGGATTACTATAACTGACGAACTAATTAAAGAGTTGTCTGATAATGGTTTAGAAATGCCGAAGCAACATCAGGGAGAAGCAAATCTAAAAAACTTCCTCGAAGAAAATCAAACCATCACCAAATATCTCTTTAATAAGTTTATCAGTGTTTTAAAGAAATGAAGCTATACAACATTTATGGAAAAGTTGTAAGTAAAAATGTCTCTGACTATTTAATAGAGTGGGAAGGGAAATCTAGATCTAAAATCCAATACAAAGTAAAACAATTTCTAAAACAATATTGGAAAAATCATATTGTTTATGAAGAGTTTCCTGTATTCGGCAGCAAGTTAAAAGTTGACATTTTAAATGCAACTCGCAAGATTGCTGTGGAAGTTCATGGTCCACAGCACTCTTCTTTCAATAAATTTTTCCATGGAGAATCTCGGCTTAATTATTTAAAATCAATTAAAAGAGACGTAGCAAAAGAAAAGTGGCTTGTTTTAAATCAATTTACTCTGATTGAAATCTATCACGATGAAGTTGATAAAATAAGTGACAAAACGATCAAAGAGAGATATAATATTATTTTATAATGGCTATTTATTCACTTCAGATTGAGAAGTATGTTTTATCAGGGATAATAAAGCATCAGGATGTTTTCGGGGACATAGAAAGTTTTATCAATGAGAATGATTTTATTAATGATGTCCATTATACCGTGTTTTGTGTTTATAAGGACTGCTTTAATAAAGGGTCCTCTATAGATAAAATTCTAATTGCAGAAAAAGCTAAAAATTTAGGAATTACTTTTAAAGATCAATCGATTGATATTTTTAATTATATCAATAGCATTTGCTTAATACCAACAACTAAGCAAGGGCTAATTGAGGCCGCAAAAGAACTTCTTACTTTAAGAATAAGGAGAGAGCTTGAGGAAACTGGTGAAACTATAAAAAAATATGTAAATACCTGTTCCGATAAACCAATTCAAGACATCATATCCAACTGCGATAAGATATATAATGAAAAAATAACTCCATATGCTAAAGAAAATAGCAAGCCGGAGGATATAGTTTCAAATATAATTGAAATAATTGAAGAAAGAGGAAACAATCCAGAACAGGAAACGGGATTAGTAACCCCATATGCTAATTTCAATAGATTATACGGCGGAATCCGACCCGGTAATATTTACGCTTGGGTAAGTCGCCCAAAACATGGAAAGTCTACAATATTAAACGATTTAGCTTTAAAAATTACATCTATTAATAAAGGGGTAAAAGCTTTAGTTCTTGATACTGAAATGTCTACTTTAGACATGAAGTTTCGCATAGCTTCTTCTCTCACTGGAATACCCGTTTGGCATTTAGAAACCGGCAATTGGAAAAAGAATACCTCTTTATATAATAAATTCCAAGATAGCAAAACAAAAATTAAGGAATTACAAAATCAAGTAGATCATTTGCAAGTTTCTGGAAAACCTATTCAAGAAGTAGTTTCTATTATTAAGAGATGGTATTTTACTAAGGTTGGACGAGGCAATCCTTGTGTTATAGTATATGATTACATTAAATTAACAGGGGAATCTGATAAAACAAAGCAAGAATATCAATTAATTGGTGAAAAAGTTAATGCTTTAAAAGAGCTTTGCTCGGAATTAAATATTCCTATTCTAACTGCTTGTCAATTAAACAGAAGCGCTGAAAGTGGTGTGGATGATAGTAGCGCGATTTCTCAATCTGATCGATTACAATGGTTCGCTTCATTCGTGGGTATTTTTAGAAGAAAAACAGTAGAAGAAATTGCCGACGATGGAGAAGAATTTGGTTCTCATAAATTAATTCCACTCGCAACGAGATTTCAAGGAAAAGATTCAGCAGGGCATCACGATCTAGTTAGAGTAAAAGAAGGAAAAAAAATTAAGTATATGCCTAACTACCTCAGCTTTAATATTTCAAGTTTTAATGTAGAAGAAAAGGGCACTCTTGAAGATATAATATCTGCAAAAGCTTTGCGACCCGACCTAGACGACTCTGGAGATGGTGAATTATTATGAATGACTGCGAATCGGTAAGAAAAATCTTACAAGATCTAGGATATATTTTAACAGATAATGGCAGAGAATTTAGAACAAAACCCCTATATAGGGATTCAGATAACGATAACGTTTTAAGGATTTGGAAGAATTCTGGTCAATGGGTAGACTTTAAAGAAAACAAGAGCGGATCGCTAGAAGAACTAGTTAAGTTAACCTTAAAGTTTCAAAGCATTGATGAGGCAAAAAATTGGATTTCATCACAAGGTGTTGTTTATCAAATAGAATCCTCAGGAAAACCAAAAGTAGTAACAAAGCAAGTTCAGATATTTGACAAATCATTATTGTTAAAACTGACAAAAAATGACGAGTATTGGAACCAAAGAGGCATTTCAAGTTCTACATTAAGTCCTTTTCACGGAGGGCTAGCGACTACGGGAAAAATGTTTAACAGATATACTTTTCCTGTTTACGACAATAAAGATAACATAATAGGATTTTCAGGAAGAGACGTTTCTGAGAACTCTTCAAAAGAACGACCTAAATGGAAACACATCGGAGACAAGAAAGAATGGGTTTACCCGCTTAAAGTAAACTTAAATGATATTAAACTGCAGAAGAAAATAATTCTTGTTGAGAGTATAGGCGACATGCTAGCTCTTAGAGAAAACAAAATAAACAATACTATTGTTACATTCGGCTTAAACCTATCTGCTAAAATAATATACAGCCTAATAGCTATTAATCCATCAAAAATTATTATAGCGTTTAATAATGACTCCGAAAATAATAGCGCTGGAAATGAAGCTGCTGAAACAGCAAAAGAAAAGCTGTTAAACTATTTTGATCCAAAACAAATAAGCATTAATTTACCAACCGAAGCAAAAGATTTTGGTGATTTAAATCTTCAAGATAATAAACTAATCTTAAAATGGCTAGCAACAATTTAAAAACAAAAGAAAAAGTCAAGCTTAGTGCCAGCAAAATCAAGACGATAGAAGGATGCAGTTGGCTTTTCCATTCTAAATACAATCTTAAGTATCCTGATATTTCTAACTCTGGAGCTTCTAGGGGTACAATATGTCATTTAATATTTGAGCTTCTTTTAAACGATAGGCATAAAAAATATTTTACTGACTTATGCTCTGGTAAATCTGGAATTATAAAAAATCCAGCGATTCATCGATTAATCCTTAAAAATGCTAAAAAATTAAAAGTGGATGACGAAGAGAATTTGAATCTTATTTACGATATGATTCAAACAGGTCTTCAAAGTGACTTTTTTTGTTCCGGAGCGGTAGCAGTTTTGCCAGAAGAAGAGTTTTTAATTGAAGAAAATGATTATATAATCAATGGATTTATTGATAAGCTAGCCACCTATAAAGATGGTTCTTATAAAATCTTTGACTACAAAAGCAGTAAAGGAAAATTCTCTAAAGAGGAAATAGATTTCAACCTTCAAAATCTAATGTATTCTTTAGCTGTATTTAAAAACAAAAAGACCATCCCTGATGTTTCGTTCATTTTTCTTAAATTTAAGAAACAACCTATTCAAGAAGCCCCCAAGCCAACTGAAGAACAATTAAATGGTTTTAAAGAATACTTATCTTATGTAGCAGGATATATATCTAACTTCGATGAAAAATCTGCCGTTCAAAACTTAGCTGCTAAATCACCTAAGAAAAAATGGATGTGTGGCAGTGATGTCGAAGGAAAATGGATTTGTCCGTCTAGAAAGCCCGGCATATATTATATAGGAGTTGATAAAAACGAAAAATTTATCAGATCTTCTTTCAATAGAAATGAACTTTTAAGCGACAATAGAATTGAACTTATAACAAAAATAGAATATAAAGGATGCCCATTTTGGAGAAAAGACGACCCAACTTTCTAGTTGACCTAAGAATTTTCCTAGCATACATGACTTATGTTTTCGGCTGTACCGCTTTTTAAATCTCATTATAGTTTAGGCAAATCTATACTAACTCTTGCTAAAGTAAATTCTAGCGATGCTGATGAGCCTAGCTCTATTATTGATATAGCAAAAAAATTAAATCTAGAAAGTCTTTATTTAGTTGATGATTCTATTTCGGGATTTCTAGAAGCTTATAAATCTTGCGAGGAAGCAAAATTAAAACTAAGATTCGGACTGAGGATTACGGTTTGTGATGATATAAATAATAAGTCTCAGGAGTCTAAAGATAGAGAGCACAAAGTAATAGTGTTTGCTAAAAACACTAAGGGATATTATTCTTTAGTAAAGATCTCGACGATAGCCTGCGCCGAAGGATTTTATTACTATCCTAGAATAGACTGCAAACAACTAAAATCTTTATGGACTGAAGATTTATTGCTAGCAATTCCATTTTATGACTCATTTATCTATAAAAATAATTTAACTTATAGCATATGCGTTCCTGATTTTAGTTTCTGCAAGCCTACTTTCTTCATAGAAGATAATAATTTACCTTTTGATAATTTATTAAAACAGAAAGTTCAAGAGTATGCTGGGGCTGACAGCGAAATCTTTTCCTCACAATCAATTTATTATGAAAACAAAGAAGATTTTTTAGCATATTTAACTTTTAGATGTATTTCGGAAAGAACTACTTTAAGCAAACCTAATTTAGAACACTGTTCCTCAAACGAATTTTGCGCGGAATCATTCAAAGACAAATATGGAAAATGAATTACTAAGGTTTGATAAATCAAAAAAGCTAGTCTTTATTGATTGCGAGACGCTAAATCTTTGTCTTAATTTCTGCCAAAATCTTCCTTGGCAAATCGCCATGTTAAGCACGGTAGGCGGAAAAAAAATTGATGAGCGAGATTTCTTGATTAAATGGGATACTAATCTTAAAATATCAGACGATGCGCGAAGAATTACCAGATATCCCGAACAACTTATCCAAACGACTGGTAAGAAATTTGATGATATCTTTGATACTGTTAGGGATTGGCTCGACTCTTCTGACTATATTGTCGGTCATAATATTCTTGGTTTCGATTTGTATCTAATAAAAGAAATGTATTTGCTTAAAGGTTTAAAAGTAAAACATTTGGTTGATAAAATTCTAGATACTAATTGCTTAGCAAAAGGCATTAAATATGGCATTCCAAAAATGCCAAAAGAAACAACTCTAGAATACCAGTATAAGTTGTTACATACTTATCGAAAAGGAATTAAAACAAATTTAACTGCATTAGGAAAAGATTATTCAATTGATCACGATTACGATAATCTTCATAATGCTATTGTTGATCTAGAATTAAATCTTAAAGTTTGGAATAAAATTAAATTTCAAGTAGAAATATGAAAGACTTTGATCTCAATTTTAATACGCTTGAGCTGCCTCTTTATGGAGTGAGATTGCCGGAATTCAACATAGAGAATCGCCTTAAGAATAAATATAATTTACAAGATTCTGCCTCCAATTATGATTTTTTGATTCAAGTTTGCCGAGCTAATTTTAAAAAGCTTAATATTTCTAAAGAAGACTACTCTAAATATTCAGAAAGAGTAAAGTATGAATTGGAAACCATTAAAGAGCTTGGATTTCTTGACTATATTCTTTTGGTGTGGACTGTTATTAATTACTGCAACGAAAACTCTATTCCTGTCGGTCTTGGGCGTGGTTCTGCTGCTGGTAGCCTTATTTTGTATTTATTGGGAGTTACTAAGGTAGATCCAATTAAATACGAATTGTTCTTCGAGAGATTTATATCTAAAATCCGTGCGAAAAAACAAATCGTTGATGGAATAACTTATCTTGATGGGTCTTTAATGTGCGATATTGACGTAGATATCTGCTACTATAATCGACATAAAGTAATTAAATTTCTAGAACAACTATTTTCAGGCAGAACTTCTAAGATATTAACGCTAACCACATTAAGCAGCAAGCTCTTAATTAAAGAGTGCGGCAAAATAATAGAAGAAAAAGCTGAAACAGAAATGAACACTGTTAGCGGTTTAATTCCTAAAGTGTTCGGTCAGGTAAAAGATCTTAAAGAATCATACCAAGAAGTAAAAGAGCTTCAAGAATGGTGTGATTTAAACCCAAGGGTTTATAAAACAGCTTTAAAGCTAAGAAACTTAATTAAGAATAAGAGCGTTCATGCATCTGGGATGATGCTTTCATACTATCCCATTGAACAAAGCTGTCCTACTGAACTTACTAGTGATAAGGAACAGGTCTCTAGTTATGATATGAATTGGGCTTCCATTTTTAATGTGAAGCTTGATTTGCTTGGTCTTAGAAGCGTTTCAATTGTTGATAGAGTTTGTTCTTTAGTTGGAATAAAAGTTAATGACATAGATTTTAATGATTCTTTTATATACCAACAGCTTCAAGACCTTAAGACTCCTCACGGCATCTTCCAAATAGAAGCTGATACAAATTTTAAAGTTTGTAAAAAAGTTAAACCTAAGAATCTTGAAGAATTGAGCGGTGTATTAGCTTTGGCTCGCCCCGGAGCACTTGAGTTCGTAGATCAATATGCAAACTATACCAATAACAATCATTATGAACCAATTCATCCGTTCTTTGATTCAGTCTTAAATTCTAGTGGTGGCGTAGCTCTTTATCAAGAGCAGTTGATGAAAATGTCTCATAAGATTGGATTTACTCTTGATGAAGCAGAAGTATTGCGTAGAATCGTAGGCAAAAAGAAAGTAGAAGAAGTTAAAAAATGGCAAGAGAAAATTTCTGAAAAAATAAAAGAAAATAACTTAGCCCCAGAGATAGGAGATATTTTATGGCGTATTCTTGAAAACTCAGCAAATTACTCGTTCAACAAATCCCATTCGATGAGCTATGCTGCTCTTGCAGCTTGCACAATATATTTAAAGTTTAAATATCCAAAAGAATTCTTTTTAGCTCTTTTGGAAATGACTAAGCATGAACCAAATCCTCTAGAAGAAATATCTAAAATACAAAAAGAACTAAGGCATTTTGGAATTACTCTGCTAGGGCCTCACATTCTTAAATCTGAAACTGATTTTGCAATTCAAGGAAGTGATATAAGATTTGGTCTTTCTTCTATCAAAGGAATTTCAGAGAAAACGATGGAAAAGTTAAATCGTTTTAAGTCTGATCATTCAAATAAGTTCGAGGTATTTGAAGCTGCGAAAGAAGTGGGGTTATCTATTGGAGTCGTTTCTGCTTTAATTCAGGCGGGAGCTTTGGATGGATTTTCTGCGTCGAGAAGCAGAGTTGTTTTAGAGGCTCAGTTATGGAATCTATTAACCGAAAAAGAAAAGGTTTTATGCAATCAATTCGGCCCAGATCACCAATATGATCTTGTTAAGTTGTTAAAATTCTTATCTCAAGCGAAGAACGAAAACGGCAAACTCTTAATTAAAGAAAGTCGTTTTCAAACAATTAAAAAGAAATACGAACCTTATCTTCAAATTTACCTTCAGAATAATAAATCTGAAAGTTTTGCTAATTGGTACTATGAAAATAAACTTCTAGGATATACCTACAACAAATCCTTAAAAGATATATTTTCTCCTAAAATAAATAAACTATCCACAACAGCGGAGATAAATAACTTGCCTAATAATGCTAATATTTTTTTAGTAGCAAAAGTATTAGAGGCTTCCCAATGGGTATCTAAAAATGAAAAGAAAACAAGAACATTTAAAATGCTAGTTAGTGATGAATTTGGCTCTGTTTCGGTATTAATGTTTAATGATAAAATCGATAATAATAAATCAGCTAACAACGATACTCTACCAGATAAAGAAGATATTGTAATAATAAAAGGAAACAAAAAGGAAGATTGTATTTTTGCCGATACTATTGGTATTCAAACACTTAAGATATATACAAAGCTATCCGAGTTGAAAGAAAAAATTCTTGACAATTCTGAAGAAAAAACCAATGATATAACATGATTCAATTCTATAAGCCGAATTCAAAAAATACTGGTAGCGGTTGTTCGTTTAATTTTTCAGCTAAAGATGAGTGTGTATTTGTTAACTTAATTAAACAGTCTAGTTGGGACGAGTCTAAGAAGCGAGGCTCTTTCGCTGGTAACTCTCAAAATCCCAAGATGTCGTGTTCAGTTAAGCTAAGCACAACTGAAGCTGGAGATATTATTTCCGCGATCAGAAGGAATTCTGAGTTTACTGGCTTTCACGATTCCCCTAAGCAAGTTACAAGAATTAAATTCTCTCCTTACAACAGGCCCAATAAGGATAACCCACAGCAGACTGTTCAAGTAGGATTTTCTCTTTCTATTTCTAAGGAAAGTAAGGAAAATGCCCAAGATAAGACCTCGTTTTTAATGGGCTTCACTTTCGGCGAAGCTGTTAAACTCGAAGCTTATTTAAGCATGGTCTTAATTAAGACTTTTGAAAATGCGATTAAGAATCAAGAGTCTAAGGCTCCAGCTTCTTCTCAAAATGCGCCTAAAAAGGAAGACGCTCCTCCAAAGACCGAGTCTGCCGAAGACGATCTCTGGTGAGTTAGATTTTTTTAAAATAAAGCCTGCGAGAAATCGCGGGCTTTTTTTGTGTATATAGATTCTATTTAATATTGAAAATATCTCTATTTTAACAAATAATAACACTACATAGGCAATCTAATGTCAGAGCAAAGAAAGAAAAAAATTGTATATCAAAGTGATTTTGCACTAAGCAAGACGGGTTTCGGCAGAAACACAAAAGCAATTTTGTCATATTTATTCAATACAGGTAAATATGAAATAATTTCTATTGCTGGTGGATTATCTAAAGCGCACCCAGAATTAGAAAGAACTCCATGGAAAAGTATAGGAGTAGTTCCTTTATCAGGCCCAGAACTCGCTGATTATAACAGCTCCGCTGAAAAAGCTCGATCTTATGCTTATGGAATTTTTGAAGCAGATAAGGTAATTAGAGAAGAAAAGCCTGATATTTTTATTGGAGTTCAAGATTTTTGGGGTGTTGATTTTGCAATTACTAAACCTTGGTTCAATAAAATAACCTCAGTAATTTGGACTACTTTAGATTCTTTACCAATTTTACCAAATGCAGTAAAAGAAGCTCCAAAGATCAAAAATTATTGGGTATGGTCTAATTTCGCGGAAAAAGAATTACATAAACTTGGCCACACTCAAGTAAAAACAGTTCATGGCAGTATTGAAGTTGAACATTTTAAACCTTTAACCAAGGACGAAAGAGAGAAAATAAGAGAAAAAAATAACATTTCCGAAAGCGAATTTGTAATTGGATTTGTATTTCGCAATCAATTAAGAAAATCGGTTCCAAATTTACTTCAAGGATTTAAAATTTTTAAAGATCAAAATCCTCTTGTTTCTGCAAAACTTTTACTTCATACAAATTGGCAAGAAGGCTGGAACATAGCCAAATTATGCGGAGAAGCAAATGTAAAATTAACAGATATTTTAACCACATACATTTGCAAGACTTGTAAAAGCTATGAAATAAAAAACTTTGAAGGTCCAGAAATAACTTGCCCATTTTGTAAAACAAAAAGTTCTTTTGTAACTACTGGAGTTACTAATGGAGTAAATGAAAAGCAACTAAATGAAATATATAATTGCATGGATGTTTACTGTCATCCGTTTACAAGCGGTGGGCAAGAAATACCAATTCAAGAAGCTAAGTTAGCCGGACTAATAACATTAGTTACTAATTATAGTTGTGGAGAAGAAATGTGCTGTGCAGAAGCTTGTTCTTTACCATTGTCTTGGAGCGAGTATAGAGAATTCGGAACCGAATTCATCAAAGCTTCAACATGTCCTAAATCTATAGCTGAAAACTTGCAAAAAGTTTTCTCTATGCCAGAGCAAGAAAAACAAAAAATGGGCAAAAAAGCTCGCAAATGGGCAATAGAAAATTTCTCAGTAGAATCAATAGGAGCAAAAATTGAAGCCTTTATAGACTCGGCTCCTTTCGCAGAACATTCCGAGGAACCTCCTCCCAAACCCATTGTTGATCCTGACGTTGAAATTCCTGATATTCAAGATAAACTATTATGGGTTAAAACTTTATATGATAAAATTCTTGGTCGAAAAATGCCAGACGATGATGAGGGAGTAATTCATTGGATTCAAAAAATTGAATCCGGCATGTCAAAGCAAACAATTATATCCTATTTTAGATCTGTAGCCAAACAAGAAATTTCTAAATTTAAGCCCACTACATTCAAAGATATATTTGGAGAATCAGGAGCAGAAGATAGAATTTTAGTAATTATTAATTCAAGCAAAGACAACATATTTCTCGCAACGAAAATAATCAATAGTCTTAAACAAAAATATAACCAAAAGAAAATTTTTATTTATACAAATAAAGAAGGAGCAGAAATATTTTTAGGTAACGATAATGTTTCTGATGTTTTAATTCAAGGCAAAGAATTTAAAAATCCAGATTTTATTAAAGAAAACTTTTATGAATGTTACTCTCTAGATGATTTTTCATTAAACAGCAACCATTTTTCGTTTTTAAAATGAATTTATTAAAATCTTTCGAAGCTACAAGTTTAGTCAAAGCAACTAGTGGATATTTATATGAAAAATTCTACCCATTAGCTTTTCAAAAATATATTATAATAAACACTGATAATGAAGATCAGAATTCTAATTATTTATTTTGGAATCGAGTTGTTCAATTAATAACTCCCTATTTAGAAAAACAAGAAATAAATATAGTTGAATTCGCAGAAAGCAAAAAATTTAATTTTGATCATCTTATAATTGACAAGACCGTTTCCTTAGCGGAAAAAACTTATTTAATAAAGAAGGCTAAATTTTTTTGCGGCAGCTCTAAATTTTATTCTTTAATCGCTTCAGAATACAATGTAGACCAATGTGTGTTGAGATACGATTATGAAATAGATAATTTATTAGCCGAAAAAAATCAAATAATAGAATCTAGAGAAAAAAGGAAGGGATTTTTGAATCCAGTCGGGAACAATATTAACAATATACGACCAGAAGAAATTGCGGAGGTAATTATTAAAAGAGTATGCGGTGAAATAGAATTTAAATGTGATAAAACTCTATCTATCGGTAAAGTTTTTTCTATTCCAAGCATAGATTTAATTCCCGACTGCAACTTTAAAATATCTAATTCAAAAACCCCAAATGAAACAATTATTAGAATGGATTACTTCTTTTCTGAAGAAAATTTAGTAGCCCAACTAAACCATTATCCTTGTTCAATAGTAACGAACAAACCAATAAATAAAGATATATTAAACAGCGTTAAAAAAAGAATAAAAAAATTATACTTCAAAGTTGAGCAAAATTCAGATGCTTCTTTTCTCGATGACTTAGACTCACTTAATATAAACTACGATATAATAACAAATTTAAAAGAAAAAGAACTTGAGAAAGAAAAAATTAAATATTTAGATTATAAAAAAATCAACAAGCTAAATTTAGTAGATCTAAGCTTCATTAATGATATAGACAAAAGCAAAGTATACTTTAGAACAAATAAAATTTTAATTAAATCAGGCAATACATATGGTAGCAGATGGCATTTAAAAAATAATTTACCAACTAAAGAAATAAGAAATGCAAACTTTTCCCTTCCTCCAGAAATAGATGATTCTTTTAGGGAGGAGGCTGATAATTTTTACTTCTTGACTTCTGAGGATCTGTAACCACAATTAGCAGATGAGTTCTACGCCTCCTAAAACTTTTTCAAGAAATGAGTATGGTTTACTAATCGATCCACCTATTCCTTATGTATTTAATGAAGATGGATCTGTAAATTGGCGAAAAATGATTCGTCCAGAATTTCTTGTGCCCAACAAGCAGAGAACGCAAGAAACAGATATTTCAAAACTAGAAGATAAAGATCTTCTTATTTTATTAGGTGGAATTAAGGAATTGGCTCAGATTAGAGGATTTACCCGAGTATGTTATGAAGTTCCTGAGGCTAGTTCAAATTATGTTATCGCTACTTGTTATATCAAGTGGATTGCTAATTATGAAACAAATAATCAAGAAATATCATTTCAGTCTTTAGCTGACGCATCTCCAGATAATACTCAGAGCTTTGCTAGAAATTATTTGGCTGCTATAGCTGAAAATAGATCATTTGTTCGGTGCGTTCGAAACTTTCTTAAGATTAATATTGTAGGCCAAGATGAAATTGGAGCAAAAACTAATTTTGAAGAACTAACCCCCGAAAGCCCATTATCTCCAACAGCTGTTCTTTCTAACTTAATGAAAGAAAGAGGGATCTCTTTAGATGACGTAAAAAAGAGACTTGTGAAAGATAAGTTTGAAAATGCTGATCAAATAACTACTTTAGCAGATATCCCAAAGCCTAAAATATTTGAACTTATAGACAGAATTAAGAAATCTGCAAGTAAGTAATTACCATTTCCCAGCGGGACAGCTTTCAAAATCTAATCGAACCTTTATTGAAACAAAGCACCCGCATAAATCACATCTACCTATCCCTTTAGAAAAATTAGGGCACGTATTACAAATATTTAATCTCTGATCTGCATTAAGCGGGTCAGAGATTATTTTTTTTTCATGTTTTATAGTTGAAAAAGCTTTTTGGCTAGTAGAAGATATACTATTTTTCATCTTCAAACCTTCTTTAAAAAGGTTCTGGAAAAAATTCCCATTCATATTAAACAACTAATATTATAGACGGATATAGATTAGAATATCTAAAATCTAAAGAAGTTGTAGAGGATGTTCCGCACGATTCACTACAAAAAACAGGAATACCATTAACTCTTCCGTTTGGTAAAGATAATGAAAAAGCATTTCCAGATGGAGATTCAGAAATAGTACCTTCCTTGAAAAATTGAAATTTACTTGTAGTAGAATATTTTGAAGATGGTATAGATGTTGTTGGAGGAACAGTTCTTGGATAAAGATCTCCGAAAACCCCGGGGCAAGCGATAAAAGAAACCCCATTTTCTTTAAATGGCTCAGTAAAAGTACAAGAGTAATTGTCTTTTCTATAGATACCAAAATATTTGTTAGTAAATTTTTTAATATAATCCATCGGGAAAGCTTTTTCCATCCATGGATGAATCATTGCTGAAAATTTAATACTAGATCCATCTTCTGTAGATATAATATAAGTTCCAGCACCAGTGTCTAACTGAGAAGGTACATTTTGCGATTCTAAATAAGATCTTCCAACGCTTCTACTTGCAGAAACAGAAAATCCAGAATTACTTGGTATAAAATAACTACTTTCAGAAGTATAAGATACCCTAACTCCTTCAGTGCTAAAGTCTAGCAGTTGATTTTTATTTGCAATATCATCGATTTGATAATACGAGTTACTAAAAGAAACATTGTTCACAGCCCAAACTGTTGGAAGTATTAATCTTACTTCATTTAAACTATTTATTCCAATAGCCATTCTATTAAAAAAGCTTCCTGCCCGAGTAATCATATTAGGTAGCGTTCCATAAGCTGGAGAACCATCAGATCTCATAGACAAAGGCATTAATGTAAACCATGGAGCAGTATATCTAGGATTATAAAGAAATACAGCTGGACTATTATCAGTATAAACATTTAAATAATTTAAAGCAAATGTTTGAGCTGTTTTAGGAACAGAAATATTATTACTATTGTTGACATCTGGAGCTGCGACATCCGTTGAAGAAAAAGAGCTAGTAATATCACTAGATAACTCAGAATCTTCTAATTCAGAAGCGCTGGCATCAGTTGTTTCAGTATATATTCTGACTTCATCTACAGGACTTAAAGTTTTTGCAACATATAGTTTAGAAATAGCAAACCAATCAGGATCAAGAATTTCAATCGAAGTGTCATTATTAGAACTAGCATTTTTATTTATATACGGATAAGAAGATCTATCCGAATCCTCATCAGGAATATTAGCATTAGAATCAATAATATTATTTCTAGATAAATAATCTTGTAATATTTGAGATTGCTCAGAATTAAGAGCTGCATCATTACCTCCAACTTCACTTAGTAATTTACCGCCAAAAACAGATGCTTTTAAATTACTAAAAGAATTATTTACTGGAATAAGTACCTGTTTATTAACATTTAAATTAGTGCCAAAAATTTTATAAGAAGATTTAACAATTGGAGTTAAGTCAACGAAAAGTTGAGTTCTTTGATCTTGTTTAGTTTTAAATGTTGAGTAACCGTAACCCGGATCTATTACTTTAACACCTGAAATTTTTCCATATTCATTTAAGGTAATTTCCGCCTCTGCTTTCTTGCCATTTGGATCAAGATTTGGTTCTGGCATTGAAACTGATGGCGGTATTAAAAATACATCATCAGGTTTGAATGGTAACTCAACATAACTTATCGTACCAGATCTAACCGGATCTAAGTAAAATGCTTTGGCAGATGAACTAAGTTTATATAAAACCTTAGTAGTTTGAATTGATTCTCCGGATCCACTTGAGTCAAAATAATAATATTTAAAATTTGTTATTTTATCAAAATACTTGAATCCTCTATCTGGGATCTGAATACCTCTCAAAGCTAAATCTCCGAAAGAAATAGCTACTGTATTATCATTTGTATTTCTAGAAGAAAAACTTATAAATTCATCATAGACAATATATTTCCATCTTGGCGGCAAAAGTAATTTAGAAAAGCTATAATCAACACTTCTATAAGGACTTACGCAGGTAACTTTATGACTTTCGATTACTATTTTTAAATTGTTAGTTTTATTGTCCTGAATAGTTATTTTATCAAAAAGAGATAAGTATCCAGTTTTATCAACCTCAGCCCTCGATAGTCTTAATGTAAATTTATTTTCAGAATCATTATAATTTGTAAGAGGACCAGAGAACTGAAGAGAAGTGTTTGATAAAATAGTTCTATAAACAGAACCATCAAAATATTTTACGGAAACAGTTAATTCATTTGTAATTATATTAATTGAATTATTAAAAAATTTATAGTTTGGAAAATCATCTATTATTTTCCAGAAAAGAATAACGTCAGACGTTTTTCCATCGGTTCCCTTTATAATATTAATACATGGTAAAATTTCAGAAACACAAGCTGGATAAAAATGACCTCTAAAATTATCAGAGGAAGAATTTAGCGGCGTTGCTTCGTAATAAAATCCTTCGAAAAAACCATCTCCAATATTTAATATATTTCCAAAAGATGAATAAACTTTCCCTTTGAACTTATCAGTATCTAAAAAAGCGTGGTTAAAATTATTATCTTTGGAAGAAGTTATGTTATTAAATATAGATGTAGTGTCTTCAGCTTGATAGTACGCCTCAGAAATAATAGCAGTTATCTCGTATTTTAACTGAGCTGGCTTTTGCTGAACAACTTCTAAAGAAGGACTAGAAGCATCTGGAGTTGTTATACTGCTGGGATTAAGAGCATCGAAAAACAAAAATGTTTGCTTGCTATAAAATTCTCCAATCGAAGTTTTAATTTTTACTAAAAAGAATAAAGCAGAACCTATATTAGGAACTGAAACTGATAGTTTACTAAAAACAATTTTATATCCAGTAACGTTATTTCCGCTATCTTTTATATCAAATAAAGAAGTTTGATCAAAGCTAAGTTTTATTGGAATCCAACTTAAAGTGTTTTCATTTTTATATAAAAGCTCAACCGAAGAAATAAGAGAAGAATTAAAATTTTCATCAGCAATTAACAATATAGTTCCTTTTATTTGATTAAAAGTTCCGTCTTCTCTAGAAACGGAAAATCCATCTGTTTCATTAAAGATTTTTCCTACTGTTTGTGTATCAGAATACGCTCTTTTTACGTAAATAGGATCGGAAGAAAAAGAATCCCCAAAGTCATTAGATACAATCAAAGTTAATTTAGTTGCTAAAGTCCTATGAAAAACTACTTCGTACCCTCTTGAAGATAAATTAGTTACATCTATAATCGGCAAAACCTCTTCAGTAATAAAGTAAACAATCTGTTGGTATCGAGGATCTATCGATCCTACTTCAATTTTTAATTCAATTTTAGTAGCATTAGAGGCTTTCCATTTTATTACTGCCTTATCTAATAGCCCTAACTGATCTGCTGCCACATCAAAATAAATACTGCCAGTTGGAGATCCTGAATTTCCAGCATCATTTCCATCTAACAACAGAGAAATAGTTCCTTGGGCTATAGGCATAATTAATAAATAGGTGTATAGTTTACATTTATAGTAACATCATCCTCGTTAAAGTCAGAATCTGGAGAAATATTCAATGAGTATGTAAAATTATTAATCTTATTAAATGTTACACCTTTAAGCTCTTCATTAGGATTAAGATAAGATTCAAAAGAAAAGAAAAGCGCTTCTGGATCTAAAGAAATATACTTATAATAATCAGAGATATTAATTACCGAATCGTCAATTGCTTTTAATATTAAATGAGCGTAAATTGTTTCTTCTTTTTTGAAATTAGATATTTCAGTTGTTAAACTAGAATCACTATAAAATTTTACGATAGCTGGATTTTCCATAGAAAGCCTCAGTGGCAAAATATAAACAGAACTTGATGCACTAGCTGTTCTTATGGTTTCAATTCCAGAAGAAGCGTATAAACTTCTTGTTGTAACTTTTACAGAAAGACTTTTTGAATTAACTAAAGAAAAGTACTCAGTTGTTATCGTTGAAGAATTAGAGGAAGTCGAATAATCTAAAAGTTGAGTTGAAGAGTAAATGACATTAGATTGATCATTTATAATTTCAATTAAGACATCAGTAGAATTTGAATAATCAAAAGAAAAAGTTAAACTAATAGAGTCTAAATCACTATATTCTTTATTTAAAATTGAAACATTAGATACAGTTGGCGTAGTAGTTACATATTCTTTGAAATAAAATGGAAGAGTGAATTCTGTTCCATCTGTTAAAATAGCAGTTAAATTTACTTTTTTATCACTACCTAAGCCGAGAAGTAAATCCTCTTTTGAAATTTCATAATAGTTGCCATCTGGTATTTCTACAGAATCGTATTCACCAAAACGAAATTGTAAATTGCTCCCGTAAACATACTCTAATAAAAATCTAAAATTATCCGAACTAGATCTTAAAAAATAATAAACATATGTTAATGGAGAACTCTGAGTAAAATCTGTTCCGGAAACAGCAGAATAAACATTACCTTCTAAATCATAAAAATTTCCTAATATCGCTCCTCTATAAAGTTTTAAAGAAAAGGAATCTATAGAAATTGACTTTTCTATTAATATTGAATCTGAAAAAGAAAAAACACTTGCTTCTAGCGAGTCAAACTCATAAAAATAATTTCTTACTTCAACATGGAGAGTTCCATATTTACTAGCGGTACTAATATTAGTAATTTGATTAGTACCATCAATAGAATCTGTAATATTTACAGTAGTTGGAATTTCATTTTCAAAATAATAGATTAATTTAGTAGCATAGTTAGATATTACTTGTACTGTATCGTCAGATAATTTTTTTAAAGACAAGGTCGGAATTTTAACGGTTGGATTAAAATCAACCAAGTACTCTGTTGTATTAGTCCCATCAGTACCTTTAAATCTATATGTAAATATAAAACTCTGCTCAAAATAACTTGGATCGAATCGATATGAAAAATAAAATGATAAATCTAAACTTTCATTCTCGTATTTTTGAGTAGTTGTTTGAAGAGATCCATTTCCTAAAAATGATTCTTCTGTTTCGTCGCTTTTTATGTATTTAAGGTATGTAAAATTATAAGCGTATACATTTAATGCATTAGATAAAATAGGTAAATCTTTATAAAGATACGCTGCCGAATCTATTACATTGTCAACTTTAAATAAAACTGCTTGAGCTGCACCGCCACATAATTGTTGATCCGCTACAATTTGAACTGGTCCACCATTATATTGGATCATGATGTTTCCACCAAGATCGCAAGCCATTGTATCTAAAGGTAAACTAGAAAAACTATCATCAGTATTTATTTTGCCATCCTCATTAAGGCAAACAGTAGGCAATTCAACTGACAATTCTAATAAATCATCTTGCCCTATTGAACCAGTCTCAACAAAAGATCCATCAACAATTACGGAAAAAGGATAAAGCAACGTAAATAAATATAAAGAAGACGCTGTTGAAAAAGATGTAGAATCTGCATCTGTAAAATCTTGCAGCACTTTATCCTCAGACAAAGAATCCCTAAAAACTAACACAAAAGTAGAATAATAAAAACTATCACTTGAAAAATCATAATTTTTAGAAACAAAAATATAAACTTTACATTTTCTATAGGAAGAAAATATTTTTTCAGACACGTTTGGATAATCTAAATCTTCATAATCCCAAGGATATTGCAATTCATTAACCTTAGATAATGATATTTTATATTTATCTAAAAATATACCCTCGTATTCTCTAACTTCTGTATAAACATCATTAGATCTAGTATCATCAATAAAAGTATCAGAGTTTTGAACTCCAAAGTAAGCTGTATCTAAAGAGTCTATGCCGTTATTATAAATTTTATAAGAGCCTATTAAATCAGATGTATTTAGTGTGCCATCATTATTTATAGAAAGACAATTTTTTTGACTCGGATTCTTATATTTGCATAAAATAAATAAATTTGCTAAGCTAGAGTTAATTTCTTGAATCTCACTTCTGTAGGATTCATTATATTGCGCAGCGCTACTTAAACTAGAAGACTCTAAAATTATATTATGATAAAAGTTACTTAATTCTGTTTTATTTGATAAACTAATAGAGTTATAGAATTCCCTATTAGTTATGTCTTTAATAAAAGCAGAACTTATCTGAGTAGAAATATTAGTAGCTTGCTCTCCTATTGGTTTAATAGTTAAAGATTCAATGCAAGCGTTAATATTTAGATAAAATAACTGACTACTCATAATCTTGATTTAATATTTGAACTGCTGAATCATTGTTAAAATCTTCAACATTTAAAGTTGGCATTGAAGACATTTTTTCTAAAGAAATTGTAATATCAAAAGTTGATGTTTTTAATTGAGATGGTGTTTCTGTATCTATTTGCAATAGACTATTTCTTGGCAAAGAACCAAAAACAAAAGCTTTATCAGAATATAAATAATCGTCAACGTAATATTTATTAATTACACTACTCTTAAATTTATTTTTTTGAGATGGCGTTAATCCGTAATCGAATGCTGTAGTTATTTCTCCTGTGTCACTCATTACTAATTTTTCCTGCAATGCTGAGTAAAAAGTATATCCATAATTTAAAATAGGAGATTTCAATATACCTTTTTTAAATGCACACTTAACAAAAGAAAGTTCTTTAGTTTCTCCATTTTCTTGGAAAGTAAGCTTCACTGTAGAGTCTGGGTAAATTGTTTGAATAGACCAAATATCTTTATTAAAGTTAGATTCTAACCAAAAAGCATTTTGACTATCAGGTATCCAACAAAGAGAAGCTACTTCTCCGTATTTCAAAGATAAAGAAGAGCCTATATTACTAAAAATAAAATCTTTAAAACCGGCTAATTTATCAGAATTTTCAGTTTCAATAATAGTAAGATCAGCTAAACCCTCTTCGATTTGAGATTTGGGATCAGCGATAAAACCCTCCGGAATTTCTCTAACTACCTTAGAGACTCTAACATAATTTGGATAATCAATTTCGTACCAAAATGATTTTCCACCAATAAAAGATTGACCATTGTAATATGTCTTACCCATGTAACGAACCGATCCAAAACTAATAGTAGAATCATTAATTTTATCGCCAAGAAAAAGATTATAAAATAAACCTTCGTTTATTTCAACCATGTATTCAGTTCCTTCTTTTATTCCGGGCAGCGTATAATAATTACTAGAAGGATCAAAGAATAAAAACTTGTAAATAGTTTCATGCCCAATTCCAAGCTCGTAGGCTAATATATTTTGCGGGCAATCGTTTGGAATTTCAGCTCCTTTATAATAGTTTTCAAAATTTAAAAATACAGTCTCAGTCTGATTGTTTTTAGAATATAATTTTAAATAAGATTGAGTTTGAACAAAATCAATATTAGAAACAGGTAAAATTTCTTGGTGTTGTTCGATCCCTAAAACAAGACTTACTTCCCTCTGAGTAGAAATTAAAGTCTTAGGATTAAATACAGCATAGCATTCATCTTTATTTTTAGCTTTCTTCAGATATCTAAAAGAAGAATTATTAATAACCAAAACTGTATTATGGTATAAAGAAACATTATAATCAGGAGTTTTAACTAAAATATCGCTAGCTGTATTATTAACTAAAAATGTATTGTTAGAATAAGGGGTTAAAGAAACGGTACTTTCTTGATTCGTTATTATATAATGCCCATGAGATGTTAATTTATAAGTAGGTTTTAGCAAAGCTACAGGAGATGAATACCAATCTCTAGAACCAAAATAAGATATAGTAGGAAAACTATATACAGACAAAGAATTTATAAAGTTAACTCCCGGAAGAAAATCTGGAGTTAAATTTGTTAAAAAGGAATGATTAAAATAGCAAGACGCAAATTTTCCTGAATGTAATGTTAATAAAACATCTGAAGCTATGTTATCGTTTTCATTTTCAATAATAGATAAACTTCTAACATCAATAGTCTGGCAAGAATCAACGAAAAGAGAAATATTTTTATCTAAAAGGAAATTGGTATTCTTATTTCTATAAGAAATATAAAATTTACTTGTTTGATGAGATTCGCAATACTTAAATTTTAAAACTCCAGACTCTTTATATATTACAGCCAATCTTAAAGGATCTAAACTTAAAGAGTAAGTGGAGTCATCAAAATATATTTTTAAAATCCCTAAAGTATTATTAAAAAAGAAAAATGAATCATTTATAATGTCGCATCCAGTTAATCTTAATTCACATTGATCAAAAACATAACCATTTTGATTTCTTATGGAAGATCCATAAATAAACAATTTAGAATTTGAATCATAAGTTTCTAAATCAAAAAGATTTAAAAAAGCATAATTTTGAGCACTTTCTATATCTACTGGTGACCATAATCCATCTTTAGCTTTTAATAAAGAAAAAAATCTTTGACTTCTAATGTCAGATTGATAGTAATTTAATTTTAAATAAGAATTTTCAGCTGGTTTCGGAAAAGAAACATTTGCAATACCAACAAGCTGATCAGATTTTGGAACTTGCAAAATTTCAGATTCAATAAAATTAGTGCTAGCATTATATACTATTGGATTTATTGTAAAAGAAGATCCATTAAAAGAAACTCTATTAAAAGGAGCTGAAGAAGAAGATAGTTTTAAAACAGAAGAATTATTGAATATAACAGATAGAGGATAATTGCAGGAGTTATAAACGTAAAAATTTTGAAATTGTTTATTTTCAAAACTATCCAAAGAAATCTTGAAAGTATTCAAGTTTGGCAAATAAACAAATTCATTTCCGCTTGTTACATTAGAACAAGATTCTAAAGAAATTCCTTTTAAATTTTTAAGTTCAGCAAAGCAATTTTGAACTTTGGGAAGAGCGACCGTTTGTTTTTTCCACTCGTAATTAGCGCCATTTAAGTAAACGTAAAAAATGCAAACAGAATTTACCTCTGTTAAATTTGTATTTGTTGTCGTGTCTGAATAGTTGTATATTTGATTTGGTGAATTTGTATTATTTTTAACCAAATTAACAAAAACGAATTTCTTGTCTTCTAAAAGTTCACCTAAGGTAAAACGATTTTCATTAACAGAAACAGAAGCTTTAAGATTAGGAAGATAAAAAGTAACGCATTCTCTATAAAAAGGAATTAATAATAAACCCCCTAAATCTTCAATATTAATTTTTTGATATTTACCTTCGAAAAAAGAACCAATATCAACATGAGTTCTAGTAATAATATTTGGTTTTTTAGGTAAATCATTTGTTTTTCTTCTAGCAAACTCATTTCCCCAAACATGTTCTTTTAATAATATCGTTTGATCATTCGATTCACCCCCAGAAGAACATTTCAAATATAAATAAAAATCATTTAAAATGTATGAAATATTTTCAGAAATTTGTAAGTCAGGACCTTTTCTTCCAAAGCAAAATATAAATGGCTCACCTGAAGCTTCAGAATTAGTCTTGCTATCAATAGTTAAATCTTCGCCTAAATCAATAATTGAATAATTTAAATCGTCTAAATTAATAAAAGTTTTTTCAACTTTTTCTAGTGGCGTAAAAGCTTGAGTGATTGAATCAGAAATTGATTGAGATGATTTAGAATAACCTTGATTTTGCCATAATGATTTAAAAATATGATTCTCTTCAATCTCAAAATTTTGATTTTCATACGCTACACTTAAACCTCCTTCGATTGGTATTTCTCCGTCAGAAGCAGGATTATAATTAGCATAGTTCCAAGTTGATGCTGATACTGAAAGTGTTTTATTATCATTAGGCTCTAGTGTAATAATTTTACCAGTAGATGAAATTAATTTTAAATCAATAGGTCTTGAACCAGAATTTAAAAATACAAATTTGCTAGCAATTCCATTGGCGTCAGGTAAAATTATTGAGTTAACATCTGTTGCGTAAGTAATTCGATAAAAATAAGAGTCTTCATTGTCAACATAATAATCTCTTGCTACTTCCTCTTTTGAAGAAGCAATAAAAAATTCTTCATTATTGTAAATAGGATTTGTTACTAAAGAATTATTTATAATTCTATTTTTACAAAGATCAACAGCTTCACTAGAAAGCCTTACTCGGTCATAAGAAAAATTAGCGCATAAATGACCAGCTTTTAATTCAGTAATAGTTTTTAATGCGTTATTTTGATTCTGCTCGTTAAATATTTGAATATCTCCATCTGTCTTGTCGAAAATTATGGACCCATCTGGAGAAGTTCCTTGATCAAATTTAAAATCAAAACTGTCTCCTTTATCGAATACTGGTGTTTCTTTATTCTCATCAAAAGAAAGAAGTTGCAGGTTTCTAGGAGTGCTACAAATTACTTTTCCATTATAAGATCCTTCTCGATTATAAAAATCAGAAACAGTTAAATTATTAAGCCCCGTATCTCTTATGTAAAAAACATCAAACTCATGAAAAGTTGAATCACTATCATAATAGCCAAAAACAGAAGAAGTTTTTTCTCCAAAAACACTATTCAAATTTATTTGATCAACTTCTAGACGAGCTAAAGTAGGAATTGTATCGGAAGAATTTTTTCTATAAAGTTTTAAAATCTTAGAGTTGCCTTTTATTAATTTATTTTCTAAAAGATCTTGATCTTGTTTAACTGCTATATTTTGAATTAAATTTGGCGCAAATCTGTTTTTATTAATTAAAAATGTTCCAGAGTCAGCAAAATTACTAGCGGCGGGAATTTCTAATTCAGTAGAACAAAATTTTAAATTTAATAAATTAATTCCAGATGCGCCAGTTAGATATATAGAGGGATCAATGTTAAAAAATAAATGATTATAAGCTTCAGAAATTTCGACAATCGATGCTCTACCGCTACCTTTTTCTAAAACAACTCTAGCTATTTTATTGTTAGCTAAAGAAAATACAGTTTGAGTTAAATTACGAGAAAACTCCAATGGAGTAGTTGATTTGTTGATAAAGTAAACAAAGGATGTAGATTTTAAAGCTGATTCAATATATCCCACATCTATTTTTGAAGAAGGAGTTTTTACGACAATTAACTGTTCTTTATCATCAGTTATTACAGTCGAAAAATCATTTGAAGGGAAAAGAATTTTTTCACTGATTACCCCCTTCGAATCTTTAGTTATTGTTAATTTAAAATCTTCCGATCCCCTAGGTAAAAAATATTCATTTGTCCCATTTTTAATTTTTAAATTTAAAGATCTATTAATTGAATCGTCTTTAAGAAAAAAGTATTCAACTGGTTGTTGATTAGAATTATCAGCTCCGAAATGAGAAATAATAATTTCAGTATCATCTTTTAAAACAAAAATATTATTAGGTTCATTTTCAGTCCCTTTAAGAAAAACTTTTATTGAATCAAAATAATTTTTCTTATTTACTGTTGGAGCTGCGGCAGACCCATCCCAAGAAACTAAGTTGAAAGAATCAGCATCTAGATCAACATCTCCATTAATAGACAAAGGCTCTTTAGAAAAATTATAAATTCCAAGATTTGAATAAGATTTTGGTTTTAATTCTAATAAAGAATGATTAAAATTGACCAAGTCTTCATCAGAACTTATATAAGAAACTTGACATTCTACATTATTATAACTAGTGTTTTCGACAACCGTTGGATTATAAGATGAATTCCAGCCATTTGAAAAGTCGATCTTTTTAGTTTGATTAGCAGCGATACTAATCGAAGCTGAGTTATAGCTTATAGTTATTGAACTAGAACTATCATTAATAATTGTAGCGGTAAAAGTTTTTAAAACCCCTAGAGAAAAATCTCCGGGATTAACACTTGCGTTCGCTGTTAAATATAAAAATCCACCATCTTCAACTTCAGCAGTTAAACTAGGCAAACTTGAAATTGCAGAAGTAGTTTTTGAAGGATAATTTGCTACAACACCTACATAATTAGATGAGATTGATGTTGATCCCCCATTAACAGAATCAGATAAAGAACAACTACTTGCTCCCGTATTAGCAACGTAAAACTCTAAACCATCAAAAGCACTTGTAATAGAAGCAGATTTACCATCTGTAATAAAATAATAACCACTGTAATTAGAATTAATTGTAAAACCACTTTGTTTTGATTCTTTATTATCAAATTGTATTAATGAAGAATATGTAGCTCCAGCTAATAAATTATAACCGCTTTCGTAATTAGTATTTTGAATTGTATTAACTGTCATTGGAAGATCTGTTCCATCATTTCCAATGGGATTATTGTTAAACAATGCGGAAGCATTAACAGAAGCTTCTTGAGTAGTTGGCAACGCCCCTGAAACTATAATATTATAATATCCAGAACCATTTACCGGAAAGTTAGCCAATCCTAAATCAAAATACTGTTGTTTAACATTTGGTATAACAAAAGAAGTGTTATTGTTAACCGTTTCTGTATTTAGCAATCGATAATTATTGCCACTATCTACTTGATAAATGTTAAAATATTTTGATTTATTATCCCAATTCCAATTTACTTGAATGGGTAAAAAATTAACTTTTCGGATAATATCAACAGTTTCAAAAGGAGAATGAAGTTTTTCGTATTTAAAAACTCTAAATTCGTAATCACTATCATCTAGAAATCTTGAAAGATTAGTTCTAAAAGCTATTAAAGATAAATAATTTGGAGTTGAAGTATCTTTTAACTTGTAAGAATAAGGACTTAAAAAAGAAGAAACAGACCCAATGGTTCCATTTGTCAATTCTTCAGAATTAGGCATTTCAGACCAAGAGTTGTTAGTTTTCTTTTTGTATTGTAATTTATATTCCCACCCATCATTTTGCTCTATCGAATAAGGAAATCCACTATCTCCTAAAATAACTAAATCTTTGACGTAAAAATTATACTTTACTTTAATTATTTTTAATCTTCTTGTTCTAGAAAAATTATTCACGCCGCCGACAATTAAATTTTCTTTAAATAAATTGCCATCGTCTTGAGTGAAATTTAAAATATAATCATTTTCTACCTCATAATTTGATTTAGCTTCTTTAATAACTAACGTATTATTTAAAACTCCATCAGCAAAACTATTTACATCGCCTCCCTTAAGAGGTGTTCCTTCGTAATTTTTAGAAGTTGTAGGGCCATTAGGCAAGTTCAGCAAAATTTCCCCTATTGATTTTTTATCCTCTGGAGCATCTTGGAAAAATCTAGGAACAGTTAATCCAAATGAATCATTTGCACCATAATTATCATCATTAATAGGATTTTGTTTGTGAGTAAACCAGCTAGTAGACGAAATAGAAGGAATTGCTGAATAGTTGTATTTTTGTAAATTAAAAAATACTTTTGATTCATCAACTAAATTATTACTACCATCAACAACTGAAGTATCAATTGCTCTGTATTCTACACCATTGACTGTTATTAAATAAGTTTTATGTCCAAGACCTTTTTTAATAAATTTTAAAACAGCTGCTTTACTTAGTGAAGTAGATGCAGTTTCAGCGTTTTTAACATTAGCTTTTACTAAAGTTAATAAATCTGTATTGAGAGTATATTCATATAAATGATAAGAATAATCTCTTTCATTTTGATCCGGTATAGAAATTGTATTATTTTGTAATCCATTCCAAGCAACAAAATCAGACAACCCATTATAAGAGAAAGCGCTTCCAGTTACATACTCCAATCGATACATTTGATTAGCATTAAGCTTTGTATCTGTAGAGTATACTGTACCATAAGAATCTCCTGTTCCATATGTTAAAACGGAGTCTCCATTTGAGTTCGTTCTTGAAATAAAACTATCAAAAATTATGTTTTCCTGATAATCGTGAGACTTAAAGTAAAAAACACCCTTATCATCTCTTGCTGCAAAATCTTTATCAAAAACTTGAACTGCATATAATTTTTCCTGAGGAGTGTCAGATAATTCAACATTAGCAAAAGAATTAAAACCTGTATCTAAAATATTATTTAATAAACCTATTTGATCTTTATCGTAACTTTCTACATAAATCTCTCTTTCTACAAAAACAATTGGTGTTTTTTCCCCTTGAGGATCTTGAGAAATAAAATCTCCAGAACCTTTACTTACTAAACCATAAGCATTTCCTAAAGCTTTAGATAAAGCAACTCGTCTTGCATTTACAGAATCAGTTGGGAAAATATCGCAAGATGAAATATAATTTTTTACATAATAATAATTTAAATTATCAGCCCATCGATCAGTAGTTATATAATTAGATTTAGTAATAACTCCATTTGCAGGAATTGCTGTATCAATTCCATTCAAGAAATATATCCCATCGATATAAGGCATGCTAGCGTAAATAGCAGTATCCCCAACACACAGACCTGTTTTATTAATGTAAACACCACCGCAAGTAGAATTAACTATTGTTCTATAAAATTTATCATTATATTCGTCAATATAATAGCCAAGCTGGCCATAACCATCTCCATAATAAATATAATTAATATTACTATTATAAGAATTTAAAGGCAAAGCTATGTAATTTTCTCCAGAATTTAAATAGTTAGAGTAATAACTTTCTTCCACTGATTCTTTGGGCAATGGTAAAACAGGAAGAGTAAATTTTTCAATTATTCCCTGAGAATTAGAATTATTTAAATCTTGAATTTCCTTATCATCAACCCATCTTCTTGTTACATCATCAGAATTTAAAGACCCTAAGCTTGGATTTGAGAATGGATCATCTTGTAAAAGTTGATTCATTAAATCTAATCTACTACTAACATCTTGCTTCAGATTTTTAACTAAATTACTTTCGTCGCCATAATCTACATTCGCCGCAGCTTCTTGAGCATATTCCTCGCTGTAAATTAAATCATCAACATTGGCTAATTCTAAAAGTTGATTTGTATTTAATTTTGAATAAGGCAGAACTCGGGGGTAAACTCCTGAATCTGTTGTAACATGATATACTATTGCTGAAGATCCGTTTCCTGTGTCAACTCCTGTTAAAAGGTAACCTATAACATCTGCCTTTGAAGTAGCGTTGTATCTATCTAGGCTAAAAGATAATCTATAAATATCAGAAAAATTTCCTGTTGGCAATATTCTAAAATTAAACTCATCTTCGTTATCTTTAACGCTTCTAAATAATTCTATTCCTGTAATTGTTGAATCATTAATTGGTCTTATTACAGATTGATTGTCTTCTAAATTATCAAAAACCCCTTTTGGAAAAACTAATTTATCTAAAGTATTAAATTGATAAGAAACTCTAGAAGCAGCTACAGAAGAAACTTCATCTTGAAATTGAGAATAATCAATAAGTATTTTCCCATCTTCAGTAACCTCAGGAATATAATAAGATCCAAGGGGATTGCTTTTTCTACAAATTCGATATTTTATTCTTGTTCCATCTTCTATCGTTACGGAAGGTTCAAAAAGAGAAATATTTTGAACCTCAGAATTATTTTCATCATCATATAAAAATTTATATCTTGTAGCGACCTCATTGGAATATCCAGAATATTGATAGTCATAATATCCATATTCTCTATCAGTATTATTCGAATTTACTGAAATATTTGTTTGAATCCAATCTTCCCCTGACAAATTTAAAACTTCATAATCACCAACAATAGACTTGGTTAAACCAGTAATTTCTTGTTTTCTATATAATTTACCAGCGTTATCCATATCTGGCATTATAATTAATGGTTTATAACCACTTACAAAAGAAGTACTAATGTCTGCTGCTATTTGTGTATCTGCGTAATTTTCAACTCCTTTAGTTCCTGAAGTTAGAAAAAATCTAGCGTCAGGATATTTCCCATCAAAATTGTAAAAAGAAAATACTTTTCCAGTTATTACATAATCAACAGTGGTGATGTCTTGTATTATTGGTCTTGGATAAATATATCCATTAGGAGAGGAGTTAAGATTATCAAAAACTGTAGCCCAAAGGCCAAAAACATATAAATCAAAATCAACATTAGGATCGTTTAAAATTCCAGTAACAAAAGACTTATTTTGATCTAAAACACTCATGTTAATATTTTGATTCGAATTGAGCCCTTAAAACAGTTTGATGATCCGCTGGCATATCATAAACGCTACGCATCAAATCTTCAAATAAATAATCTCCCACGGCTGAATCATACCCTCCGGGCAAATCCATACCAGTTAACCCTTCATTAATAATAGCAATCATTTGATCTGGAGATAATTCAGTATCTCTATTTATAAAGCCATTACACATAGCTCTTAAATAGTATTCCATTTGATTATAATGATCCGAATACATTACTGTTTGAGGCGCAACCCTAGGAATAAGCTTGGTAAAATAAAATCTAGGATAGCAGCAGCCGAATGGTCTTTGCTTGCTCCAAAATTGATTATTATCTAAAGCAACATCTCCTATTATACCCCTAGGACAAGATCTTTTAGTAATTATATGTAAAATATAATCTATAACAGCAGACTCGTCACTCCTAAATTGAAACGCATTAGCTTTATTTATATAATCATTTAAATTTTCACTTACTTTACCACTAAATTGAGGCACTTGACCATTAATATCACTAGGACTTAATCTTGAATTTAACGTAACTTTAATAATTTCACAATTAGGGTCATAAGGATTTACTCTAACTGCAGATTCTATATAATAAGGGGGAGTGTAGACTGGGCAGCTTAAAGCAAATCTTGGAGCGTAAAGAGGATCTGAATTTCCCGCTTTAGAAATATTAGTATTAGCACTTTCAATATAAGTATAACCCGGCGGAGCTTCTACAACCAATGGAATATCGTTTGCTCTACTAGTAACATTAGCTAAATGTTTTTTTACATTTTTAGAAGTGAATCGATTATTTTCCAAAGCATCACTAGAGGTTAAACAACGACCATTTAAAGCGCCCATGATGTCACCATACATTTCTGGCTTCCAAGCGGAAGAATTAGACCAATGATATAAATTATAAGATAAAAACATGGTCCATTCGTTTGTTATATTACCATTAGCATATTGTTCGTGCTTTCCGTCAGGAGCAATTTTACTTTTCGGTTTATCAAACTGAGCGTTGTAAGAAGTAATTCCTTCTAATTCATAAACACCTATCGATGGCGAAGATGTGTATGAAACATAATAAAAATCACCACCTAGGAATTTTTGACCGTGAACGTATTTCTTAACCTCTTTTTGAGCGCTTTTATATAAAATGAAATTGTTTGGATCTTTCGCCGAATCTAACACTATATACCAATTACCTTTTATAATAGGAATAAATTGCTCAGTTTTAGAACCAATTATATTACGATTTCCAACTGGAGTAATAGATGGACCTAAACCTCTAAATATATCCACACCAGTATTTTTCATCCCATAAGCAAATCTAGAAAAATATAAAACAGATTTGCCATTTTCAACTTCATAATCAACTAAATTTACCCTATCAGCTAATTTAATAATACTTGATATAAATTTTCTAGTAGACTCATAAACAGGATTAGCGCTTACGAAAGCGTCATTTTGATATAATATAGAATCAGGTCTTAAAGTATAAGCTACTCCAAATTTGTAATAATTGCTGAAAACTTTTTTACACATGTCCCCATTAAAATGACCTACGGGATCTAATGTTCCGATGTCTCTTCCTTGTCCCTCCGTAGTCGCCACTCTCATCATCACGTAAGCGTCTGCTACGGTAGGCTTCATTTCAAACACATGAGCTAATTTTAAAAAGATAGAAAATTGATTAAGTTGATAAGTCGGAGATCCACCGTTTATAGAATCAGAAATTAATTTTCCCACATTTAAAAAACCATCATTTTCTGAAGAGGTAGATCTAACCTTAAAAGTAACTTTACCCTTTACTGGATATTCAAAATAATAAATTTTGTTATATTGAAAAACTTGATATTGATTACTAGAAGCTGTAATTCCATTATTAATTGCTCCAGTTCTGTTATTTACAATATAACGAGACTCGTTACCAACAGAAATGCCAACATAAAATTTACCGTCAACATAAATATCAATCGATAATCCTTTTAATAATTCTGGACCTTCGGATAAAAAAGTAGAAGCAATATCGGAAGTCTGAATAAACAAAGCTGCCAAACAAAATTTGTTGTCAGATCCTTTGGGATTAGTATCAAAAATATAATTGTCTCCATTTTTAAACGTGAATCCATCATTTGGATTATCAGCTACAGCATTTATCGAATTTAAACATTTAACATAGTTAAAGCCAGTAGGGTTTTTTAATGGCGCGGACCAAACAAAACTTTGAGTTTCTGGAAATAATTCTGGATAGCCAATGTTATCATATTTAATTACATTGTTTCCAAGTTTATCTTTTTTTATTTGACCGTTTTGATCCAGTTCAAATTTGGGATTTGCATAATTAGGAGCCAAAATAAATTGTTTAGCAAAAAAAGTCTCATAATTAAATCCATGATCTGTTACATTTGGAAATACTTTATTGTGTCGCGCCCTTTGATCTTCGGTTCCTCTGAAGTAGGATAAGTAATAAAACATTGCTTGATCCACTTGATCTTTAACTGCGTTTTTCTTTCTAAATACTCCTCCTTTTCCATTTACATCTGGAACGTAACTTGGAGCATATCTTCCCATTGAAGCAGTTTCCATTACAAAACGTAAATGTTTTCTAGCAGCACCAGCGATCCCTAAAGAAAGTAACTGTAAAGTTTTTTCTTTTACTATTCCATTAGAATCAACATATTTATAATTAGGAAGAAAAGCGCAACATCCCCTTTGAATTTCAGAATCTTGCCAAACTTGATTTAATCTGGGATGCCCACTAGAAGTTTTCAGAACTCCTTCGGCAGCAGTTGTTTTAGGAAATTTTACCTCTAATCCTGTTAATCTAACTCCTTCCGACCAGTAACCGTGAATTCTTTCTTTTGTTTCGTCTGTAATTCCATTGACTTGTTTTACTTTACTATTATTACCAAAAAGCCAAGCCATGAATGGGTTAGCTACATTTGCTCCCTGAGGTTCTCCTGCTGGAGCTTCAGGCCAACTAAATTTACCAAACATCATTTTGGGCTCTAAATAAGCGTAAAACTTAAACCACTCATCTTGAGCTGGATAATTATCTCCATCTGGATTTCTCATACCCCTAAACATCGAGTATGCGTAATAAAAAATTCTCCAAGCGCAATCTCCAACTCCAGAAAGAATTCTAGAATTAAAAGCGTCAGCCAAGCGATTATGATCTTTAGCGAGCGGCCTTGTTTTTTGAACAACTAAATTAGCATTAGTAATTTTAATCATTTTAACTCCATACTCCTATGCCGCCTGATCCACCAGTTGATTCTCTAAATCTAGATCTCCCTTTGATATTTGTGTCTCTAAATACAAGAGTTTTATTTTTTGAGACTACGGGGCTTGAAACTCCATTTATAGTTTGGAGAGTTAAAATAGACTCATAAGATGCTGAAGCTCTAATTTTTTCTCCATAACGATAAGGAGATGATAATTTACTTGGAGACATATTAATAAAGTCTTCAGGCATTTTTACGATACTAAATTTTAAACCTCTAGAAACAGCATTAGCTGTTTTAAAAGTATCTTTATTTAATAATACTGGAGTATTAACGCATAAAATTTTACCAGTGGCATAGTTAATAAAGTTATATCCAAATTCCCCAGAAGGATTATTTATTTGACTAGCAATTTTATTTTTTAAAGCAGTATATTCAACGGGGATAGAATCAAAACCGAAAGCACTTTGAGAACCATTAAAATTAAAAATATATAAATCTACATAACTAGATCTAAACGGAGAATTTTTAATAGGTTGAATTTGATTGGTTCTATTATTCATTATCGAACTCCTGTTATATATTGATTTATTAAATTATTATCAATTCCGCTAATTGTTAATTTAGCTACCAACGGATTTATATCGTAAGTTGTATTGTAAGATACTTTTAAATTAATTGGAGAATCAAAATAAGAAAAATTATCAGATCTTAAATATCCGCTTACAGATGTATAATTATAAGATTTAAAGCTCCTATAATCACTATTAATTCCAGTAAATAAATCATAACAACCAGTAAAAGATTTAGTATAACTCAAAAAGTCCGCATTTCCAGAAGCCAAAGTAGGAGTAGTATTATTAATTATACCAGTACCCCCAGAAAAAATTATTGCTGGCGCAGATGTATATCCAGATCCAAAAAAAGTTAATTCAACAGAACTCACTTGATCGAAATCGCTTGTTGTCGTTCCTAAATAAGCAATACCGGCAGCTAAAGCATTGGGATTATAATAAAAAAACTGCCCTCCTCCAGTATTTGTTATGTCTAATACTGTTCCGCCCCTACCAGTTGAAACAGTAAACAGTTCTGGATCACCCGGAAAAGTAGTTTTGACATAATAAATAGTATTAGATTTTATTGGATTAGGCAAAGCTATCCCTGATTTAGCATAAAAAGAAATAGGATCTCCAGTTGCTAAATTAAAAGCAATACTATCTGATCTCACCAATCTTTCGTTAGAAATATCCAATATGCTAACTTTTTGATGATCAAATCCACCGCTAAAAATTATCGTTGGCGTCGTTAAGTATCCATTGCCGCCACTAGCTACACTAACATTATAAACTAAACCATAATATCCCGTTTGACCTGATACATAAGACAAGGATACAGAAATTGGTAATGAGGAAGGCTCCAATGAAGTATAATTTGTAGCATATGAATAGAAAAATTCATTTTCCGCAATCTTCACAGACCCTGTTTCTTCGGAAGGATTAATTATAGCATTAACCCAATCGTTAGATGGAGTTGTATTTTCTTCTGTTTGATTAAAATTAAAAATATAATCTAAAAACGGTTTTTCCACTCCCGTAATTAAAAAATCATTTTCGTAAACTCCAGCATTTGTATCTAATGTAAACGAAGTAATGAATTTATTAACTGCTGGATCTTTTTGTTTTATTATTGTTTGACCGCTTGTATTGGTAGTTATATATCCAGTTGGCAAACTTAAAAACTCAAAAGAAGATAAATCCTCAAAAAAACCTGTGAAAACTTTGATTCCACTAATACTATTAGTTGTTAAATAACCAGTTATGTTTTGACCAGTTATAAAAGTGGAAGGCGAAGATAATTGCAAAGTTGGTTTTTCACTTTTAATTAATATTGAAGCATCGATAGAAACACCAGAAGGATCTATAAAAAAATTATCTACAAAAAAATTATCCTTCAATCCAGAATAAGTTACTACTTCATTATTTATTGAATAGTCATAAGCTGATCCAGAAAAATTAGTAAATAAAGTGAATAAATCATTTGGAATGTATGAAGAAAAATATCGATTTTGATTATCTAAAATTCTTCCACTAATAAAAGAAAATCCATATGTTTTTTCATTTCCACTGAAACCAATCCTTGCTGAACCAGTAACATTAGAAAATGATAAATCAAAAGATGCAGAAAATGCATTATTTCTCACCAAACCTCGATATTTCAGTCCGGAAACAATCATTGGAAGTAATTTGTATTTAAAAGTTTGATATTAGGTTTATTTTTTCTTATTAAAGTTTCCAAATTCTCCATAGTTTTTGGATAACTTTCAAAAGAACAGTTTAAGGTTAAACCATTTTCAGCAAGATTTATTGTTAACTTGGTAAGTCCTTTATCAACAGTTAAAAGTTTTTGTAATTCTTGTGGGATATCATTACAAAAAATATCAGCTGTAAATTTTACATTTGGTTGGGTCAAGGACTTAACGCTTGAATCATAATAAGCTTTCAAAGCAGAATGGAATCCGTTAAAGGTATTAAATTCGTAAGAAGGATTATCTCCATCGTAGCCTTGGTATTCTATGAAAACTGGATAATTTGCCACCTTAGACAAATCGACTGGAGCACTAATAAACGAAGGATTAGTTTCGTCACCAAATAATTCTCTTACATTTGGAGTAATATTATTAACTTCCAAAGCAACTGAAAAATTTTCATTATTTATAATTTTTAATAAATCATCTGCATTTTCTAAACCACCTAAGACATAATTCCTAAACGGTAAAAAAACTTGGCTAGATGTTTTACTAATTAATCGAATTTTATATTTGTTTTGAGATGGAGCAACTATTGATTCATATTGAGAAGTAGTTTTAAATTTAGAATAAGTTACATTTCCGGGTGCTCTTAAACTTTGTACCAAGATAGATTGGTGTTTGGAAGGATCTACGAAAGCCTCTAAACTTAAATTACCATTCGCAGTGCTAGATCTAAAAATTTGACCTAAAACATAATTATCTAAAAAAGCAGAATTATTTCTTAATATTCGAACTTGAAAGCAAGAATATGGATTTGGACCTGAAGCAAAATCTATAGAATCATCATTTCCAGAATTAGTTTGAGATTGCTCACATGGTTTAATGCAGGTCTCATAAAGAAGAGTTTTATTGCAAGTTTTTTGATTTCTCGCAACGGTACTTTGAGCGCCAGAAGAATTAATTCTTAATATTTCAGAACATCTAGCATAAATACTATTTTGGACTTCTATTGGATTAGCTTGATTCGCGTAAGACCTAAAACTAAAAATTTGTCTTCTTTGATTTACCCCTATCAAGGTACCAAATTTAAAGGAACCTAAAGCAACATTTTGTAAATTAATGGGTAAAACAGATTGTAAAAGACCAAGAGAAACTGGAGAAAGTTCTTTAAAAACAGGCGAATAAATTTCGCTCAGGTCAACGTTTTGAGGTGCTGCTGTAGTGTCTCCTGCGATTGAAATTTTTAAATTAGCAATGTCATTAATAAATTCTTGATAAACACCATAAGCAGCAGAAGATCTTTCGTAAAAAAATCTATATTTTCTAAGCGTATAAGAATTACCTTGCATTTGAGCGAAAGCATCTTTTGCTAAATTGCAAATATTATTAATGTTTGCTGCCGCATCTGCTAGAGTTCTATACGCTTCAAAATATTGAGTAGTACCAGTAGAAAAAACAGCAGAAATAGAATTTAATAAATATCTAGCTTGTTTAAAAACATCTAAATTATAAAGTTGCCCAACTAAAACTTTTTGAACTGGAGCTGAAGACGTTAATTCATATTTACCATAAAAATCTTCATTTCCATATTCTCCATCTTCGATTTGTAAAGGATCAGACCAATAATATCTACCAATAAAATCTGCAATAAAAGATTCCATTGATAATACTGCTCTAGACAACTCATCATTATAAAACCCTAAGTGAACATTGTAATTGGGGGTAGCGTCGTCTTCTGAAAATAAATTTTGAGATTGAATTTCTAAAACTTGAGAAATAGCCTCTGTATAAAGTAAAGTATTATCATTTGATAACGCTACTTGAGATAAAGAAGGGTCTCCATAAAAAGGAATAAAACCTAAAGCCTCAAAAGCTCCAATACTATAATTATAAATTTCCCTTAATCTAGGAGAATGTTTTCCTAAAATAGCAGACGTAATAACTTGCTCATATGTTCTATAGGCTCCTGAAAAATCCCTTGTTGGAATTAAATCTTTAGGCTTACTACCAAAAAGTTGCGGAAATTGAGCGGCTAAATCAATATTATAAAAATCTATATTTCCCAAATCATTTTCGTAAACAATAGATTTTTCTTTAGCATCTTTGAAATAAAACGAAGAATATAATTTTAATTGCTGCTGAGAAATATCGTAAGAAAAATCTTGGGATCTTACAACAAAAGATGAGTTGTTTGTAGCTGACTCTAAATCTTCGAGTTCTAATTTAGCGGATAAAACTGCTTCCTTAGATAAACTAGAAGATAAATCAATTCCCTTTAAAGTAAATGATGTAGAACTTGTTTTAGTAAAATCAACACAATAACTAAAAGCATAATCTTCGCACCATTGATTTAATACTTGTTTTAAAGTGCCATGGTAAGATTTTTTTAATTTACCATTAGATTTATCTCTTAAACTATCAAAATTTATATCCGAAGATTTATTTGGATTAAAATTTGCAGGCTTTTCATTTTCTACAATTTTAATGCCTAATGATTTTACAGCTTTTAATAAAGAGTCGAAAGAGTAAGAAACTTCAGCAGGAGAGCATGGGGCATCTTTAAATTCTTCTTCTCCTAAAATGATTACAGCACCATATCCTTTAAAAATGGTTTTATTTGGGGAAGATGATGTTATCGTTATGTAATTAGTTCTAGCTTCGCTTGAAGAATTATCGTCTGAATTGATTTTAAAACTAGAAGCTAAGTTGGTCGAAATTTTTTCAAAAAACTTATCTTTTAAATTTTGATTAGAAAAATGTAAAGTTTGTTTTAAGTTGTCAAGAGTTACTGTTCCAGCAGCGCAAGTTGTACCTACTTGAGGGCATGAAATTTTAATACCGCTTACTAAAGCGTCCGCTTCGGATCTTTCATCTAGAGCAACCTGTTGTCCTAAAAGACCAACAAAAATTTTATCAAGTACAAAAGAGTTATCTTTTAGTGTTAGAGTTAAAATCTTCTGATCATTTTTTTTGCTTATTGAAAAGGAAGTAATTTTAAAATTCTTAAATTCATAACTTGGAGCGCCTATTTCATTATATATTCCAATATCATAAGAACAATTAACACCAATGTAATTAGGATCTATATTGAAATCTTTATCTGAGATTTTTGCTATTTCATTTTGAGTTCCTAGATATGTTCCAGCTCCTGCATTACCTAAATTGCCAACAAAATTTTGCGGAGCAGCTTTTTGAGAGGCGACTAAAGATTTTACTCTTTTAATGTCTCTCTTTCTGTCCGAAATAGTATCCGAATTTCGTTTTACTTGATTTAAAGTTTTATTCAGCGCTAAGTTTAGTGTTAAAGTACTAGACTCTCCATTATAACCAACATCCAAAGACATATTAAAAACATAACCATTAAATAATTTATTGGAAAGGTTTTCTATACTTGTCCCTATCCGTCTGGTTATATTTATCGAACTGTTGTTTTTTACTGCTCCCATATGCCTTATTTGTAATTACACGTTAAAAAATCCCGTATCATTATTATAAATAATGTCTTGATAAGGCTCTAATGAAAATGTAGTATATTTTAAACTGAAATCTGAAAGTTTTTCATAATCGGCATATTTAACTTGCCTTAATCCATTGATCCATACCTGCTCGTCAAATAAAGGGGTAGAGGTTTCAAAATTATTATTATTGTAACCAGTATATCTAACTAAATTACTATTATGCTTTGGTAATAGAACTATATCTCCAGCGCAAAATCCACTAGGCGCTAACACCGCAAAAGATCCAGAAGGACTATAATCAACACCAGAAATCATTTTGATTCCATTTAAATAAATATCTCTATTATTAATAAAAGATAATGGTATATTAATAAATCCATTTGTTTCATCAGAACTTGAAGCTCCAGTTATTGAACCCGAGCCTTGGATAAAATCATAGACAGCAATATCATCTCTATCAAAAAACCCCTGAGAATCTAAAAAATTTCCAGACGGAACTAATTCTCCAGTATAAGAGTCGGAAAAAGCTGTAGTTAAAATCTGAGCTAATCCATTAACATAAAAGTTAATATTTTCTCCACTTCCAGTATTTAGTACAGAAAACTTAAGATTTGGATTAATAAAAGCTGCATTTAAATTTATATCATCACTATTTCTTCCAGAAAATGAGTAAACTTCCTTATATGAGTCATCAAAGTTGTTAAATGATAAAATTTTTGAATTACAAAAACTCATTATGTATTTGTAATCTGGTAATCCACTAGAAGCGGTAAGCGTCATTAACTCATAATCCCCAGTGACTATTCCAGTTAATTCTATTAATTGTTCGCCATATAAGTTTCCAGTTAATCCAGAGTAGCTGTAAATAGGAGTTGTTTGACCATTTATAGTTTCATAACCTTTTAAATACTGAGCGTATCCAGTAATTCCAGTCCTAATTAAAACATTTTCATACCTTACTCCGGTTACTACATTATAAGAATTTGTTAAACCTAAATAATTTTCTGAATTATAACCCGAACAAAAAAAAGCCTCCGAAAAAGTATTTCTTTCTGGAAAATCTAATCCTTTATTAATAAATACAAATTGATCAACATAACCACTGAAATTTCTATAATCCAAACCAGAGGTTTCAAGACCTCCTATATAAAATTGGTAAGATGGGTTATAATCAATAAGTGAAAATTTATTTTCGATAGAAAAAGAATTTAAATCTTCATATTGATGAAGACCAATATATAAGTCAGAATCTATTTTAGAAATAGATGCTAAATTTTTATTATCTAATTCTTTATTTAAAGTAAAAATTCTTTTTCCAGAACTAGGCGTGTCGTATTCGTAGAATAATCTATTGCAACCATTAATACCAAAAATAAATCCAGAAGTAGACGATACATTTTTCTTGCTTGAAATTAAAACTTTATTTTGATTAAAAAGCCCAGTTTCCAAATGCTTAAAAGCAATATACATTGTCCAATCTTCATCTGTCACGTCACCTAAAATTCTATATTTAGAAAAACCATTAAAATTTCCACTGACGATAGCTTTATTAATTGATGAAGAGTCTGTAATACTAAAAGCTGGGTGTCCTGTATCTATTATTTTTGTTCCGTCATACTGAACCGACGAATCTTGCTCTAAGTTATAGAATAAATATCCAGTAACATTAGATCCAAGATCGATAGTTTTATATTCATTATCTACTGAAGTGTTTAAAAATGAATAATCAATAATTAAATTTTCTCTCGGTAAGAAAATTTCATTTAAAAAACCAGATTTTACAATATCATTCATTATGTTAAGTTAAAAATTGATTAGCGGATTTAATTATTCTTCTTGAATTTTTCTCAGTATCATTTAATTCATAAGAGTAAACTTTAGATAAACCAATTGTTGCTCCAAATTGATTAATAGTTAATGATGTTTTCGAGCTTGAGCTTTCAGTAGAAAAAACAGAAGCTTCTTCTTGCATGCTATTAGCTGTAGCTAAAACATTTGGAAAACTATTGTAAAAACTAGATGCAGTTTCCGGTTCTATTAAAGCTTTAGCGTTATTTATTAAAGTTTGTTCCGATTTTCCAGAGCCTGCAACTTTAACTTCAATAGTAACTTTTTCTCTTCTTTTAACATTCATATCCACTGCTAAATGCTTTATTGAATCGTTACATGAAGAAGCGTAAGAGAAAAGAGTATTATACGGTTCGTAAACTATATTGTAATCGCTTAAGCCTAAGCCTAAAAATTTATCTTTATTATCAAAAGAAGCGTCTATAGAAATGGTGCCTATAATAGGATTACTATCAACTACTAAATTTAATGGATTTACATTAAGAGCAAAAGTCGGAGTTGATGTTCCTAAATATCCAGTATAGTAATCATTAACGAAATCAAACAATCGAGGCTCTGTTGCGCTAGATCCTCCTTTTAATAAAACTCCTAAATAAGCTAATGTATTTTCGTATCTATTGGTAGACGAACCTCTACCTTTTATTTCCCCTTTAACTTGAACAGTGGTGATTTTTGTAAGTTCATTAACATCATGAATTATAGTTGCATCAAAATAGCATCCAGAAAAACAAAATTTACTATTAGAAGAATTGTAAAAATCTAAATTATCATAAGAAGCATTAAAATTAATTTTACGATTTTTTAAATCTTGAGAAACAGAAAATCTTATAGGATCTTGACAAAAAGATAATCCATTAGGAGATCCATATTTTCCTGAAACAATAGCGTAAGGATTAAGACCAGATAATTGATTGACTAAACCTGATAAAAGTAAATCTCCTGTAGCCCCAGTAACTCCAACTCTAATTTCTCCTTGAATATCCGCTGAAACAAAATCTTCACCAGCTCCCGAAGTTAAATTAGTAGAGTAAGATGTTAAATAATAATTATTAAAACTATAATTACTGGCTGACTCTACATCTCCAGTTATCATTTTAAATCGATATGTCTGATCTATGGAATAGACTAAAGATAATCGATCTAAATTCTCTGAAATTTCAGTTAATACTGGAGTAAAAGATCCAGAATTCTGAAAACCAGAAATTTGATTTATAGATAAAATGCTATTAATTCCAGTTCGATTAGCTACATAATTTTTAACATTATTTATTGCGTCATCGATTGTTGTAGTTACAAATCCTTTAGCTGAAATAGTCCTATTGATAATACCAACACCGTCTTCTCCTTCTGAAATAAATATTTCATCTCTTGGTTCTATAATTCCATATACTCCTGAGAAAAAACCGGTTAATCCAGATGGATAAGATATAATTTCTATTGAATAATTAGCTCTTGAATTATAATCTCCTTCACTAAAAGCTACCGAATCAACAGAACAACCAGAAAAACTAAAAACTTCACTATAATTATCTGCTCCATCAATGCTTTCTAAAATTTGTAAAGTTTTATATGAATCTGAAAATATTCCAACTAATCCTGTTTGCGCTGAATATAAATTTGAAAAAGAACAACCAGTTATAGTTCCATTCAAAGTAATTTTATGAGTAAGACCCCATCTATCTCCATAGTTAAGAACCTCATCATTTAGAGAAACATAAGGTGTTGGACCAGTGTTTTGAACTGGCACAACTTTTCCATTGTATCTTATTAAAATATCGGACATATTATATTTTCTCTCTTTCAGCTAAGAATTTAAATGTTAAATCCGCAACTAAATTATAAGAACTATCAAAATTTAATCTAAAAGACTCTAGAAAATAAGTTAATTCTCCTTTTCTATATTTTACTCCTTGATTAAAAATTTTACTAAACGTATTAACAGCCAAGGGAGAAGCGCCAAATAAATATCCAGAACTTTTATCTAACATTTCAGTAGTCATTAAGGTTTTAATTTTTGGAAATACAATCCCTTGATTTTGATTAGCTGACGCACCAGCTCCTGAAAATAAAGTTTCTCTATTTATTTTCATAGCGATAGTAATATTCTTGGTGCCTTCTGTTAGTTGTCTTGTCTGATAAATGATTTCTTTAAAGTTTGGAACATTGACCGTTGAAAAACGATTCACAGGCATTTGATTCGTTTCGGTAATTATTAGTTCGCTTACCAAACCTCCTTCTGGTTGAAAAGTTGATGAATCAGAAAAAGATTTCGTATAAGAAATTTCCGCTCCGAATTTAAGATATTGAATTAAACATCCAGTTTTTTTGCCTGCGTAGTTAGAACTCCCATCAACCATTTTTTTATAATATGGACTGATTACATTTATATCGGAAACACTTGGAGAATCTATAATGTTGGTTTTAAAGTCGTTTATTTTATCAAAGCTTTTGTTTTTATTTGTATAATATTTAACAGAACCTTGAATAGCTGCTTGTATTATCCCAACTTGATCTTTTGTTAAATTAACAACATAAGAATGAATTCTGGTAGAATTAGCAAAAGAAGAATTTGTAGTAAAAACAATTTCATAGCCAACCTCATTTTCAATTCCACTTAAATCTTTAGTTATCGATATTGGATTAGATTTGAGAGTGTCTAAAACATTATATTTAGGTATGTTATTTGCAAAACTAGGATAGTATGTAGAAAAATAAGAAGTGAAATAACTGTTACATCTTGTATAAGCAGAAGTTATATTTGATTCTAATTTTGAGATAGCATTTTGCCTAGCTACTTCTCTTGTTGAACCTTTTCCTTTAACTCTAGCTCTTTCTAAGATTTGTATTGTGCCATCTTCTAAATAAGAAATGTCATAAAGTAAAGTTTCAGAAGTGTTGGCGGAATTATCAGAAAAAACAGTATAATTTTTTGAATATTGGAATTGGTAATTTATTAAATCAATTGTTTGATTTACAAGGGAAGATCCGTAATCAGAATTAGATACTTGAAAACTTGTAGAACTATATAAAGAACGAATACTAGATAAAGAATCTAATCCTTGAGCAAATAATTTATTAGCAATAGTATTAGCAAAAATAACAATTTCAGAAGATGAAATTTTATCTACATTATCAACTCCAAAAGAAACACTATGAGAAGCAATAAAATTACCCCCATCTTGGAAAGAAAAATTAAAATTTTCTGTGAAATTATTTAATTTATACCAAGAATCAGTAACAGAAGATATAGAGCTAGGTAAGTTCGCATTAGCATAAGATCCTGTTGAATCATCCTTTAATACTTCCATTGAAATATTAAATTTGCTAAATCTTACAGCATTTTCATCAAAAGTAACAGAAGTAGGAAAAGAAAAACTTAAAAAGCGAACTTTTCCATAAGAAAATCCATTAATTTTTAAATCAACAAATTCTGTAGAATTTTCAAGCAAAGCTTTAACTTGTCTAAAATGTTCAGATACAGGTAAAGACGATTCCCTATTAGAAAAATATCCAACAACCGATATGTTTTCTTTTCTTCTGTAATTAAAAGCTCCAGCCTTTTGGTTTTCTAAATTATAATTTAATAATGTTACTACTGCAAAATTAATTGCTGTAGATCCAAAAGTTAGCATTGTTTCTGAAGAAAAAGCCATAATAATTATACAGATTGTGGACCCATTTTTCTTGCAAATTGAGTTGGGAATTGATCTTGTAAAAATTCCATTACAGCATAAACTTTGTCCGATGTTGTTTGAATGGTTCTCTGATCATTGATATTTATAACATTAGAATTAGTAACTGAAGAACCAGCTTTTTCAAAGTAAGGCGCAAGTGCTTTTTGCATAGCTTCTCCAACGGCACCAGCAAACTGTTCTGGTGCAAAGTTAGGAACAAATCCTTTAGAAGCGTATCCTAATTGAGCTTGTTGAGCCGGATTTAATATAGCATATTGTTCATTAGAATTTTTGGGTTTTGCTCCAAATAATCCCATTCTATTATAAACTTCAACTGCTGGTACTTCTATTTCAGCGCTATTTTTAACAATGTTCTTATAATATTTAGAAGGCTGAGGAGTGGCGTTTCTGTAGCCAGAATAATCAGGACTATTTAGCACATCTAATTTTTCTCTTGAAAATGCTGCTGCCATGCTAAAATTAGGAACAAAACCTGAAGATTTATTCTTTTTTCTTTTCCTTAATTCTGCTGGAGATATTTTTAGTTTTTTAGCTTCGTTAATTTCTGACTGAGTATAGTATACGCCTTGAATAAATTGACCTTCGATTCCAAAATTAGTTGCTGCAGCTTGCTTCCTTTCTGCTTGAGCTAACTTTGGCATTCCCATTCTTCTGTTTCCAAATTTAATACTTTCTACTGAAACTCCTTTATTATAAGCTTGTTGAATCTGATCGTTAGAATAAAAACGGCCATTTATTGTTTGCCCATATGTTTGGGGGTTAATTATATTTTTATCAACAGCAGGTAAAGGAGGCAAACCTAAACCAGCGCGTACAAATCTACCAGCCCCTTCCGTTTCAGGAATAATTTTTTCAACTGCGACCCCCCTATTGAATGCTTCTTGTCTTTGGGCTGCAGTTGCTCCCCGTAAACTCTCTGCTTCTCTAGCTGATCTTTCTCGAAATTCTTTTGTAGCTTCAGCAGTTTCTTGGGCTCTAGCAAATTCAGCTTTGCGTTTATTTAATAATTCTGGCTTTGTAACTCCTTCTACATAAAAATCACTTTCTTTAGGATTAATTAATCTACGCTCAGACTCTGCTGTATTTTCTTTTTCTTTTTTATAAGCTTGGTAAGAATCGTACAAGTCTTCATTACCTTTAAAATTCTCTCTAGTAAAAGCCCCAAAAATTCTTTCTTGAGATATTAAATAATTAGCCTTATCTCTTGAGGTGAATAATTGATTCGTTTCTTCATTTTTAATTACTCCTTCAACTAATTTGCTTCTAGTATCTGATTCTTGTTGACGAAGTTCTTTTTGTTCTTCTGAATTTCTTTGATCGATTTTTCTTAGCTCTTCTCGTTTCGCAGCGGCAGCAGCAGCAATTTCAGCTTGCTTAGCTTTTTCTTGTCTAGCAATTTCTTCTTGCTCAGCTCTTTTTCTTTGCTGTTCTTCGATATCTAATTTATCTTGCTCTAATTGCTCTTCAATTGTTAATTTGCCTGATGAGTTTTTAACAAAATTAGGAATAAATCCTTTAGACATATTTCCTAATCCTGCTTCTTTTTCTTCTAAAAGTTTTCTTTTGTATGCTAAATAAGCTTCTAGAGAAACTTTACCCTCTACGACATCTTGCTTACTAATTCCTTCGCCTAAATCAGATTTTTTAGCCCTACGAGCGCGATCTGCCATTGTTGAACCTGCGTAAAGAAATGATTCTCCAAGCATGTTTCCAATGCCTAGTTTTTCTTCTAAGACATTACCTCCTCTATATCCATAGCTAGCGGCTAAATAAGCTTGACCAACTGGATTAAAAGCAAAAAGAGCGTCGAATCCTAATCCAGCAACACTTGAAGCAATATCAAAACTATTTCTATATTTTTTCCCAGTAACTGGATCTACCGATTGACGACCTAAAAAGATATCGCTAAAATCTTCTGCTATTTGATTATTTTTTGATAACGCGATTTCTGAACCTAAACCCAAAAATGATGCGGCTGGTAAGATTTTACCACCGAGACTCATTCCCTTTTTAGTTAAAGAAGCAAGTAATAAAGAACCTTCAGCGGCTTTTAAACCAGCTAAGCCATAATTTTTTTCTTGAGCTTGTCTAACTGACTCTCCAATCGCGCCTAAACCACCCAAGGCAATAAGTGGCTTAGTTATTTTTCCAGCTACTCCAGAAGCAGCTCTAATAAGTTTTCCAGCTTTACCTGATAAAAACTTAGAAACTCCTCCGAAAGCTTTACCAGATAATTCAGACATTCTAGAGGTAACATTTGAATTTTTTATTCTAGATCCTATGTGTTTTATTGAATTTATTACTGAAGATTCTTTAATATTGATTTTAGGCGTTCCTATAGGAGATGGAGTTGATCCCGCTGGACTTTGGACGACTGGCAATTGAGGAGGACGAGACGAGAGAGATAAAGGATTTCTTGCGGGCGACTCAGGTGGAGCTACTCCTTCAGGTTTATTTCCTATAACATTTTTAACTAATTTACTTAAAACACCTTTTCCTATAAATCCGCTAGATCCTTCTGCATTTGTTGGATTAACTTCAAAAACAATTGTACTTACCCTACCTCTTCCTCCTGAATAAAATTCTTTTGGTTTAACTCCAGCTTCAATCGCAGCTTCTAAACTAGTACCCCCAACATCGACACCAAAAAATGCATTTCTAATATTTTTTGTTCTGACTAACTCTCGAATATTTTCAAATGCTGTTGATTCTGCAGTTTTGCGAAATGATTCAGCCATTTTTACTGCTTGTGATTTTGATAATCCTGCTTTTCTATAGGCTTCAACAGATGGTTGAGAAGTTGGATCAAACCCAGTAGCTTTTAAAACTGTGCCTCCTTTAATTATTTTAATTTTACCGTCTTTATCTACCGCAACATGAACGCGCAATTCATTATAATAAGTCGGTACTTTATTTTGAATGAAAAATCCGCTTCCAGTTCCTTTATTATATTTTTCTATTATAGATCTAGTATCTTTTGTTGTTAAGGCACCCCCTAATCCATAAACTCCTTTGCTTTGATAATTAGCATTACCAAATGCAGTTTTGACAAGAACCGATCTTCCTTCGGAAAGTTCATTTATTTTATCCAATAAATTTTTAGGAGTCAATCGGCCATCTGATTTTAATTTAGCTATGATTCGATCTATTTGTTTAGACCTTGCAACAGAAGGTAATTTCAACTCATCTAATTTAGAAACTTTGGGATCTTTTAATGATAAAATAGATTGACCACTTTGGAAGCCTCCTTTTAAAGTTGCCGTTGAAATCATTTTAGCGTCTTTTGGCAACTTACCTTCTGTAATGCCTCCTTCTTCAACAGATCCATCAGGATTTACTTTTCTATAAATATCATCTATATTGTCCCAAACATAAAGCTTACCTGCTTTAGCACTTAAAGCAGCTTGTTGAGCCTCATCTTTTCCAAAGGCCGCATAATTTGGTATAAAACCAGAAGCTTTCGATGCTATTGAATTATTTTCTAAGTTTAATCGACGTAAAACAGAAGATGGATCTTGCTCTAAAAAAGGATAATTATTTAATTTTTTACCTGTTTTTTTATCTGGATAACGCCAAATTGTTTTATTTTCTTTAAAAAATTTAGGTAAATCCGCTATAGGTATTTCTCCTCTTATTGTTACTGGGGCGGTTGTGGCAGAAACCGCGCCCCTAACTGTATTTTTTAATCTACTACCAAAAGATCCGCTTGTTGTATCTTGATTACTTATTGCGTATTGAGATCCCGTGGCAATATTTTGAGGAACTGGATCCATTTTCGATTTAAAATAATCAGCCAAACCTCCCTCTCCGGGATGAGGATCAAAATCCCAACGATCAAAAAACTTAAGCTTACCTCCTTCAAAGGAATATCCATAATTACTCATTACGTCATGTCTTCCTGCTGACGCTCCTTTAACTCCACCAGAAGAAACAAAATCTAGTCTCGCTTGAACTGCATTTAAAACAGCTCTCCTAAATAAATTTTTACCTTCGTCTGTGTTTTGATTAAATCCTATTGACTTGTCTGGATTTTTTACATACCATTTCTGCCAATCTGTTTGAGGCTCTAAACCGAACATCCATCTATAAAGAGGCTCTCTAAATTCAGTTCGACCTTCCGAGGTGTAAGCTTTTTCCTGATATCTTTTTTGTAAACTTTTAGTTGGTTTATCTAAAACTACAGATGGAATTAGACCAATTTCATCCTGACCCATTTGTCCAGAAACTAAATCATAACCCTTGGAGGCTAAATCGTAACCCAAAGGAGTAGTTAAATTAGTTAAAAATCGACCAACAGTTTTACTAATCAACGGAATTTTTGCAGTTCCGGGCTCATAAATTTCTTCTGGTTCATTAGCAAAATTAGGAATAAAACCTTTAGAGGCTAATCCAATACTGGCTAAGCCATTAGGTTCATCTATTGTATTTGTTACCGCTAACCCCATAGGGTTACGGCTTGAAATTAATTTTTCACTTTGATTAACTCTTATAGAATTAAATGGAACATATTGACTCTCTCTAGCTATAGCTTCTCTTAATGGATCGTAAAAACTTGGAATAAATCCACCACTTTTAGTAGTTGGCGCAGCGGCTGGAGGATTAGCTTGCTGAGCGTTCCCCAAGCCAAGAAAACTCATTACATCATTTATAATAACAGTAGAATTGAAAGCATCAATTTTACCATTAGTAAATTTAAAACTATCTCCCAAAGAACCTCGAATTGCGTCGGTAATATTTTTTTGTAAGCTAGCTCTAAATTCTTCGTTTTTACGAGTTTCTGCTTCTACCTTGGGAAGATTTTCGGATTCAAGTTTTCTAAGAGATCTATCTTCTGCAAATTTAGCTCCTAATGAATCTAAACTATCTTTAACAACATCACCAAAGTATCTAATAGCTTCAGCTGGATCTTCTCCAGTTTGTAATTCTGCGCCGACTTGTGTTTCTGCAATATTTCTTAAAGATAAAGTATCTGTTGCTTTAGTTCTTAAAATATTAGCTGTTCCTGCAAGACCTACAGATTGTAAAACACCTGCATCTCTAAATAAATCCTTTTGTAGGTCTCTTGTCCTAAGGGCTACTAATCTATCTGTGACTGATTTTAAATCAACTGATTTATCAATCATTCCGGGATATTTCTCCTGAATAGATTTTAAAAGATTTGTTAGCCCAGAAACCTGAGACCTTTCTGAACCTAGCATTGACCCGAGCCTATATTGAAGAGCACCAGTTAAAGGAGCATTAATAGAAGCAATTCTTGAGGCTGCGTCTGTAGATGTTTTTATTCCCCCTGCAAAAGATAGTTTTTCTTGTATTTTAAGAACTTTTAATTGAACTTCTTTGTTAATTTCTGCAATTTTAGAAATTTGCTCAAGTTGTTTTGTTTGGCGCTCGCTACTAATTGCTAATTCTTCTAAAGAATCTCTTTGTTTTTCATTGAGATTCTGATCCTTTGCCATTTCTCTAATGAGACTAGTTGTTTCATCAGATGGTTTTTCAATTTTACCTAAAGCTTCAGAAATATTTCGTGGTAATTTTAAATCTTTATCTGTTGCTTTTAGATTAAGTAAGTTTTTAAAAGAAGAAGAAACCTCTAATGATTTTTTCATTTTATCGGCTTCTACCCCAAAAGAAATTGCAGCTCTTGGTCCGAATTGAGAAGCGAAACTACTTAAATCATTTATTCCTTCTCCTAATGCTTGAGTTCTTACGGATCTTAATTCTCTAGCTCGATCTATTTCAGCTCTTTGTTTGATTTCGCTTCCCCTGATTTCACTTATTTTTTTATTTGCTTGCTTATTAACTTCTAAAAATTTAATTTCACTATCTACAGATTGTAAAAAAAGTGGAAGTAATTTATCTTTAGTTGTTTTGTCAACCGTGTTAAAAAATTCTAGTAGATATTCTAGTTCAGATCCCTGAGCTATTTTTTCAAAATTTTCAGGTTTTAAATCTGCAGATGTAAATTTAAATAAATTTTCTCCAGCAGTAGAAATTAAACGTGAAAAAGATTTATTTAATTCTTCAGGCGTTCTAATTTCTCCTGATTTAAGCGCTACAAGTTCTTCTTTACCGGTTTGTTGTCGAGTAGCTTTTCTACGGGCATCTTCTATAATTTCAATTCTCTTTTCTAAATTAGGTTCTGAAGCTAATTTAGAGGATAATCCGGGGTTAGTTCTTGATAAATTCCTTACTAGTTCTGATTCTCTTTTTGAAAGTTTGATTAATTGTTCTGGTGCTGTTGAGGCGTCTTTAAAAGCGGCATCTAATTTAGATAATGTATCAACTAATTCTTGGGTACCTTCAGTAACAGATTTGAACTCTCTTGCAGAAGCATCGATTTCTTTTTCTAATTTTCTTCTTTGTATATCTTGAGTAATTTGACCTGATGAAAGAAGATTCAATCCACCTTGAGCTAATCCAACACCAATCGGAACACCGGCAGCGACAGCTCTTCTACTAAACGGCTGACCTTTAGATTGTTTTAAACCTCTTCTTGCTCCTAAAATTCCTCCTAATAGTGGGATTCCAACTTGAAGAGCAGTATTTACTTCTGGGCCGATTCTTTCATTTAAATATAATTCATTTAATATAGAGGTAACGCCTGCAAGACCGAATGTTTGTAAAAAAAAGCGTATGAAATCTTTTGATGCGCTTTCAGAATCTGGGGAAGCTTCTATAGTTTTTCTTGTAAATCTTCCTCTAGCGTCTCTTGGGAGACTAGGTCTTGCGAAATTGGGAACAATATCTTTAAGACCATTAGGTTCGTCTCTTTTATTTGTTACGGCAGTTGGATTTCCTTTGCCGTCGAAGTGAGCCATGATTTGAGAGGCTGGTAAACCAGTCATCATTTTTTCTCTATTTATGGCATCTGATAAACCAGCAAAATTAGGAATGTATCCATTAGCTCTTGATATAGAAATAAGACTATCTGGTCCTAACTTAGAAACTCCCATTTCAGCAGCTTTTTTGAAAAAATCTCTTCTAGCTTTTGCTTTTTGTGGTACATTTAATAAAAATTCTAGATTTTCTAAACTAATCTTATTTGGATTATCATAGAAAAACTTTAAAATTCCTCTATTGAAATTTTGTCCTTTCGCATCTTTAGTACCCATTCTTCCGCCAATCCAAGTTGCAGCTTGGACACCTAAACCGCTAACACCTGCCCTAGCGCCTACGTTTCTAAAAGCTTGAGAAACCTTGTCATACTGCTCCCTGTTCATGCTGGGGGCATTTTTTACATTAAATTCTTTATTTAAAGCATCTCCTTGTGCTCTATAATCGACAGTAACATCTTGGCTGCCGAAAGGATCAAGCATGTTATTTACGAATGCTTTTCTCTTATTGCCAGTAAGATTTTCTAAACCAACAAGTAGATTTGCAGCTTTAAGTCTATTTGCTCCATATGTTTGAGCTGTAACCGATGCTATTTCTCTCTCGTCTAAAAATATTGGAGAGGCTATTGTTGAAAGTTTCTTCTGAGTAAATAGATTATATCTTAAAGCATCCAAAGCATTTCTCTCCAATGGATTTGCTGGAGAAAGAGCCGACATTACACTTGCAAATTTCTCAGGAGAAGTTCCTGATGCTTTAGAAAATACTTTAATTAAATTGTTATAATCCTCATAAGCTCTAGCAAAGTATTTTTGATTTTCAGGACTTAATTTTTCAAAGTTTTTTGCTATATTAGCCTCCATCTCTGCGGATGAAATGCTTGGGAATTTATATTTATCTTTTTTAGCAAAATTAGGAACATATCCAGAAGCTAAAGGAGATCCTATTATATAATTACCAGTCTTCTTTTTGATATCAAAGTATTTAGATATTTCTTCTAAATATCCAGAAGCTGGCAAATTACGTTGATATCCTTTAGATGTCGGCGCGCCTATTCCAGACTTATTTCCCTCATAAATACCAAAGAAAGCAGATCCCTTTGGCTTGATTGATTTGCTAATAAATTTCAGCAAATCTTCTCTAGCTGGGCCTTCTTTTATTACATTCAGAACATTAGCTATAGTAGCAGAATCTGCTGAACCGAAAAAATCTTTTAATGTTTCTTCGTTGAATTCTTTTGTTCTATTGTATGGATCATAAACTCTAGATTTAATTCTAAATTTTTTTGCTAGGAAATCAGTCCCTGTGTCATATTTTCCTCCTCCGATATCTATATTGCGAGGCCCTAATTGCCCTCCAAATTTTTTAAATAATCCTGGAACTTGATTTAATGATGTTTCTGCGGAAGAAATTTCTTGAGAAAAATTCGGAATATATCCTTTAGACATTCTGGGGATGTCTTTCATTTTTCTATATCTAGGAATTATTGCAGTTTCTCCAGTTCCAGCGAAATTAGGAATCACGTCTTCTTCGCTGTTGACCATTACTGGTTGAGTTTTTCCTTTAATTGTCGCGTTTATTAATTTCGGAACAGGATTTTTAGCTCCAAAATTTTTGGCTTGAGAGACTTCTTCGGCAGCCATCGATGTTGCAAAATTTGGAATATATCCACTTGCAGATCTCCTTGGTCTTCTAGTAGATCGCGCTGCTGGAAGTTGTGTTATATCCGTATACCCTCTAGTTCTTAAATCCGAAGCTAATACTCTAGATAAAGAAACTTGTCTTTGTAATTCTAAATTAATTCTTTTAATTTCTTCAAAGACTTGTTTTCTTGCTCTAGCCTCATTGTACGTTGATGTAGCTGTATCTTTAGTTAATCCAGAAATTCTTTGCATAACTCCGCTAATTTGAGTCTGCAAGGCTAATCTTTCTCTTTCTTTTTCTCCAAATAGACTACCTCCTGTAACATATCTTCCAAGAGGATCTGTAATTTCTTTAGCTTGAGTTTTTAAAGAGGCTCCTATAAACTTTATTAACTTAATTCCTAAGCCAGCCCCAATTGTTGCTAAAACCGGACCACCTGTATATAAGAAAAAGTTTCCTAAAGCATTGGAAAGGCCCTTAGTTATTTCTTGACCAGCGCCCTTAGCCATCGCTTGGCCAGCATTGATTCCAGCTTCTTCAAATTTTTCTGGAGATAATAATTTTAAACCAAATTGAATAGCGCTAGTGCCACCGGTAATTAATGGTCCAAATAAATTTTTACCAAGATCCGAACCTACTTGAGTAGCTATTGCTGCTGTTTGAGAAATTAAAGCGCTGTAACTTTTATTTAATTGCTCGTTCTTTTTTATTGCTTCATCAGTCGCCGAAATAGAAATCTTTAAAGAATTAGAATAAATACTATTTGCGCTAGATAAGTCTCTTATAACAGCTTGTAATTGGTTAATTTGATAAACACCACCAAGTAATTCAGCTGTTCTAGATTTTTCAGCTTGACTTAAGTTTTTTGTTGCTTCTGAATAATTTTTTAAGATTTGAATACCATTAAGTAAAACTCCATTTTGATCTTCGACTACAACTCCTAATTGTCTTAATTGATCTAAAATTTCTGGTCTTCTTACTCTTGTAAAAATAGTTTTTAAAGCGTTACCGATAACAGCGCCACCACGACCAGTAATTTGCTGCGCTGTTGTAATCGTTGCAACTAGCTCGTCAAAAGATAGCCCGCTTTCTTCAGCCGAACTTCCTACGCGGGTTAAGGCTTCGCTAAGCTGAGCTGCACTAACCGCAAATCTAGAATCAACAGCAATAAGTTTACTTATAATTTCAGTACTACTAAGAGCTTCTTTATTAAATCCGTTAATTGCTGTTGTTATGCTATTAACTGACTGAGCGTAATTTAATCCTGAAACCCTTGATAATACAAGAGCATCATTAGTTCTTTTGAGCGTTTCTTCTGTAGATAAGCCTTGCCTCGCAAATTCTTTAGCTGCTTCAGCGACATCCGAAAAATTAGTGGCAGTGGCTCTTGCTATATTAAATAAACTTTTACCGAATCTGTCTAAATTTTGCTGAGACTCTCCTAAGAAAGTGTTTAATTCTACTAATTGTTTATTAACTTCAATTGTAGATCTTGCGGCGGCAGAAATTGCTTTATTTACTGCTAAAATACCACCTGTAATCGCTCCGAATGCTGTAACGCGGGCAGCGGCAGCTTGTAAAGATTTTGAAAATTCCGCAGCGTCACTACTAATTCTTCCTAAAGGTTGAGAAATACCCCTATTGAGCTTTGATTTAAAAATATCAATGTCTCTATAAGCTCCTGCTGTATTTATCCTAAGATCTGCAACGATTGTAGTAGGCATAATTGACCTTTAACCTTTATTTATTACACTATATTCCATGCATTTTGAGGAAATCTTCTTTAGTTAATTTATTTCCTTTTTGTTTGGCTATATCTGATATTGCAATAGCACTTCCTCCAGCCATTTTTTGTAATTCTTCGTGAGAGGCTCCAACATGACCTACACCTAAAGATTGTTCGTTTTGATTAACATCTTTTTCAGAAGCGACCATCTCGTACCATTCGATCATCTTATCAGGATCTTCTGCAACGTCTTCGGGGGGAGAAGACTGAGCCTTATTTTGCATTAAAGACTTAAAATACTTACATTGAGAAAAGAGATTGCTTTGGAAAATAGTTAAATCTTTAATATATTTACCATAAAAATAAAAAGCATTATCATTACAAAGATAAAATAAATTCATTAAAAAAGGACACGCTGAAATTCTTTTAATTTCTGGGATAGAAAATTTTTTATAAAATGTATTTAATTGATGAATTAAGTTTACTAACTCATCATCTTCTAAAGCATTAAACTCGTCTGCGGAAAAAAATTTTTCTTTCAAATCTTGATCTTTATAAAAAGCTTGGGAGATAAAAAGTTCGTTATAGTTTTTCTCAACATATTCCTCAGCAGTAAAACCAATAAGTGTATTTTTTTCTCTTTCTATTTCTAAAAGTTTATTTTCTGCTGTTTGTATTTTCTTTTTTGTTTCAGTGATTTGTCTTTTTATGATTAAATTTTTTAATATTAAGTCAAGATCTGAAACTTCTTTTTTTAATCTTTCTATTTCTACTTCTTTTTCCCTATCCCAAATTTTTTCTTTTAGTAAAAATAAAATTTTATCTTCCCTTTGCTCCAGTCCTTTACTTAAAGCTTCCTTAAGGTAAATTTGTTTATTTTTAGAAAGAATTCCATTTTCAATTTCTGTAAAATGCTTAATGAAAATAGGCTTTCCCGAGTAATTAAACTCAGAAAAGCCTAAACAAATTTCTCCGTATAAATTTTTTAAAAAATCTATTTTAGTCGAAGAATCAGACACAATATATATATCAAGAAACTAACTCTTCCTTACTCACTCCTGAATTTAGCTGACCAATTAAAAAGGCTCCCTTCTCAACAGCGCTAACTAAAAATGAATCTTCAGAATCTTCTATTTGATTTAATTTTTCTAAACGCTGCTCGAAAGAACCGTCTCCAAAAAGACAAGATTCAGATCCTTCTTCTCCAGAATGCAAAAGATGAAGAACATACCATAAATTCAAAAGATCAGAAGCTCTCTTTTCAGCTGTATTATCAAATAAAGAATTTTGAATACTTTCATATTCGTAAATTTTTTGCCTTAATACCTTATATTCATCATTTATATTAGTAATCTTAAGTTCCTTTTCAGCGTCAGACAGGGCTGTATCTTGCTTAATTTTTTCTGCCTCAACTTCTAAAAGGATAGCTCTTGAATAATTATCAGAATATTCCTTCTTCTCATCTTCAGATGCGGAAATCCCTTCCTTCTGAAACTTCTTAAGAAGAAAAGCCTTAGTTATAAGACCTAATTTAATTCCTTCTGATACTTTTACAGAATAAAAAATTGATGAATCATCTTGTATTTTTCTTGTCGGCTTAAGAATAGCAAATCTTTGAGGAACATTCTTTTCTATCTCACGGGTAACTTGTATTTCATTACCAGCATCATCTTTTTCTGTTGTTGTTTCTTTTACCTTTTGAGCTTTATCAAGAGAAAAGGTATGTAGCCATTTTTCTTTCATATTATTTTAAAGTAATGTTTATAGACTTAAAAGTAGTATCTATGTTTCTGATCGCGTCATTTCCAGCGTCAAGAATCTTCTTTCTTATGTAATTATATTTATTAGCATCAAAATAATCAATATTTTTTACAAATTCCCCTGAGGTTTTTTCTTTAACTTTTTCTAATAAAGCTAAATGATCTTTGTGTAAATCTTCTACCATTTCAAAATATTTTTTATATAATGAAATAATACCCCGATCCATTTGAAATTTTAAATACTCTTTTAATTTTAAGTCATCCATAAGCCTACATATTATAAACAATAATATTAAAAATATAAAATAAAAAACCCCCCGCCTTTCAGCGGAGGGTTTTATTTAACTAATCACTTAAGCGTGTTTCGTAAAGTGTAGTCCTGAATTTTTACCTATTTGAGCTGAAAATTCTAAGTCTACTGTCTTATTAGGACCGATTGAGGAAGTGATGTTTTGAGAATCTAGTTTTGCACCCTTAAGAGTGACGTAAGAAGTCTTAGCTGTACAATTTCCACTAAGATATCCATTTATTGATAGCAAACCAGTGAATTTTGCTGAATCTCCACAAGCAGTTACGAAGTTGTAAAGCCTTTGAGAAGCAAGTTCTCCAACAATAGCATTTACACTCATGGTGCAATTAATTGGGAATGTAATTTCTCTTGCGAAAGCAAAAGTTTTACCAAGTTTTCTAATTGGTTCACGATTAATTGTCATTGCAACTGTAACACTTTGTATTTTAAGGTCAGCTTCAGAAAGACCTATTACGGGAGCATTATCGGGCTCGGCGGAAGCGCTTGAAGGATCTTTAACTAATGTTAAGGTTATATCTCCGGGTCTAACAGCTGAAACTTCAGAGGCAGCATTAAATAATCCGGCTCCTGATGGTAAAGTAACAACTAATCCGGGATCTACGCCATCATTAACGGCAGGATTAGGAACTTGTGAATTACTAATTCCTCCAGTGAATACTATATTTTGTCCCTCAAGTGCGCAACTTACGGTTGGAATAGCTCCGACAGAAGCTTCTAAAGACCAAGAGGTTAAGAAGCAGTTTCCGATACCAATAATGCCATCGTAATTTGCTCCAGCGCCCATTGCTGTAGCTGTTGTATCATTAGCGTCAATGCCGGGATTACTTGTTAAAATATAAACATTCTTTTGATCGTAATTTGCTCCGCTAGATATGATGTAATCTAACATGTGATCTGCGGCAGCTGATGTTCCTGTTACAGCGTCAACTCTAAGACCTAAATGGCTTTCGTTAAAACCAGTAGGTTCGAAATAATAAGACATATCAACTGAGACAGTTGGCTCTTGAATAATCAACCTGTCAATTGCAGCTAGTTCTCCAAATTGGTTAATATCTTGGCGTTGGATACTAAAGTTGTAATTGCAGCTTTGAACTCTTCTTAAGCTGTGACTTGCGGCAGTTAACGTGGCCGTTCCTGTGGGTGCAGCAAATACTGCATCGCTTTGGTAAATTACTCTATTTCTTGACATATATATTCCTTATGTAGTTCTAAGTCTTTTTACACTCAAAAAGGTGAGATTGGAATTAATTAAAAAAGTTTTTAGTAATCAGAATGGGGATTTCTTACGGCTTCAATATCAAAGTCAACAAAAGCTGAAAAAACATCTGGATTTAGATCTGTGTAGTCATCGGACATTATTCGTTTTACCTTTGTCGCATTAACATCAGCGATGTAAATAGGTTCCCCTGTAGCAACTCCAGTATAGTTATATTGATAACCTGTATAAGCGCTCATTGCGTTTAAACGCAAATCATTATTATTTATAGATCTAAAAAAATTATGAGAAGAATCTCTTAAAATTCCACAAGCCGCATCTAACGAAAATTGAGAATCAGACATTACAATAGTTCTAAAATAAACATTTGTCATATCTACCCCACCAAATGCAAAAGGTTCATTTTTGGAATTAATCATTGTAATAAATACAGCTGGATACGTTATTTCATTTATGTCAATACCACGGGGGGTTTGTGGGATTCTATTTTTATTTTCAATTTTAGTGTAAAATAAAATTCTATCTTCTGATTTATCAGTCAAATAAACATTATAATCTTTAATTGCATAGTCTCCACTTATAGTTCTTCCGGTCTGCTCTGAAGAAAAAATAAGTTGGCCTTCGTAATGATTTATTGCTACTAAACCGCTTTGACCGGGAACAATAAATGAGCCATCCAAATATACCCCAGTAAGTTGATTTACTCCAGAAATGGAAGCGTCATTAACGATCTGCTTGTATGGAGCAGCATATGTACAATATCCTGTATAAATACAAGAAATTGGATAAAATAAAGAACTTACATTTTTATAAGCTTCTCCCCTTTTCGTTATAGTATGATCTATGTATAACAAAAAGCTACTGGTTAATGTATTTTGATAATTTACTTTCATATGCCTCTAATTTTATTTATGAACTCTTTCATCATTGCAGAAACATAAGGAACGGGACGATAAGAACTGAGTTGAGGTCTCTCAACGGAAGGATTTTTTATTGGCCCACTTACTTGAACGCCTCTTCCTGAAACACCTCTTGGATAATTTGCATATCTATTAAATGCGGAAATACCTTTTTCAATTCCTTTTACCCAATTCCTAGTTGATTCTTCCCTAACTACATCAGCAGAAGTATCATCAAAATCATCTAAACTAGCGATAGAAAAAATAACTTTAACATTTTTTGTTTGTCGTCCGGAAGTGAATCTTCCCTTAATGTCTCTAGGGTAATCTTTTTTGATTGTTATTTCTTTTAAGGCTATTGATTTTTTTAAAACATCATAAGCTCCTTGTATTGGATCTTTTTCTTTAAAAAATCCTATAAAACCAAATAAATCTCCATACCCGCCGAGAGTGCCTGTTATATTTCCTAATTTTGGATTCGATATTTCTTGAGAAACTTCGTGATTTAAAAAATTATTCAAAAGTTCTTCTTTTTTCTTTCTAAAATCAGTCTGAACAATCTTTTGAATTTCTTTTTGAGTAGATTGAGCAGCTACAGCTTCTTCAACTAAATCTTGATTAAATTTAAAATTTACTACATTCATTATCTAGCCCTCTCTAAATAATAAGTGTAGTAGTCTGGACTAATATATCTCCTTAAAGATTCTGAAGTTACGATTTTAAAAAATGCATCGCTAATAGAAATATTTATAGTAGGACCGTCATTCTCTATAAAATCATAAGCGTCTTGTTTTACCTTAATAGTAACATCACCCTTAGGTATAAAATTTCCTACTTCTTTTAAATTATTTTGCTTTTGATCTTTATTAAAATTAACTAATGCTGAAAACACTCCAGTAACAGGAATAAAATTTAAATTTGATAAATCTACTCTTTCATTATAACCAAATATTTTAGGTTGGTTAATATCAAGAATTTGAATTCTAGCTTCTTTATATATTACAATATCTTGCTTGAATGTATCAAACAAGTCATCTAATCCTTTTTTAAAAGATGTTTTTTGCGCGGCTGAAAGTAAAGAAGCCATGCTATGTATTACACTTTTTCTAAATTATAAATAGTAGAATTTATAAATCAACTTAATACAGATAAAGAACATCCAGAGCTAATTACTTCCCCTAAAGAATTATAAACTCTAAGAGAGTAAACTCCTTGATCACTAGTTTGAATTCCACTTAAAACTAAAGGAACAGAATTAGCCCCAGCGATGTCTGCTGAATCCTTCTTCCACTGATAATTTAAAGGTTGACCATTTACACTGCAGGTTATAATGCAATTGTCACCAGTCAAAACTGCTATTTCAGAAGGTGGTTGAATATTGATTTGAGGAGGAATTACAGGAAAAGGTTGATCCTGCCATGGTAAAGGAGGTCTAATTACAGGTGGAGTAACTTGATTTAAAATTTGGTTGATAGCTGCATTTTCAAAATTGTTTTTACTTTCTTCTCCAATTATATCAAACACCCAATTCAAAACATCGCTTTCAGTCAAATCTTCGTAAGGAATGAAATTGCCTGAATTTACAGGTATAGATGTGCAAGAAAAAGTTCTCCCATAAAAAGGCCCACCGCTAACGCCATTGTAATAAGTATCACAATCCCAATGAGCTGCAAACACATAATCTTTTTGACCGCTAAACTCTGGGTAGCATTCTAAAACATTAATTTTCCATTTTAATTGAATATCATCGCTCATAAGGTCTAAATTCTTTACACTATTATAAATAAAAGAAGAAAAAAGACCAAAAAAAAAGGCTACGCCATGCAGCGTAGCCCCATTTGCAAGGTTAAATATTAAGTTGTTGGACTAAAAGCTTGTGGAGCTTGAAATTTTCCTTGAGAAGAAGGTTGATTATTCTTCATCAATTCCTCTTCTATCTTTTTAGCTAAAAGAAAAGAAGCTTCAGCAGCTCTTAATCCTTGAGACTTTACAGCAAGATCAATCAATTGAATTAAAATCTGAGCTTCATTAACAGTAAAATTAATAGTGATCTTATTATCCATATTTCTTTATTATAAAATTGTTAACTAAAAAAATCAAAATTATTTCAAATCAAAATCCTTACCATGCAAGGCTGAATATTTTTTTAAAAATCTTAATTTGTTTTCTTCGCATGTTTTTTTTGCGTATTGGTTACTATTAACTAATTTTATAGAATTAGGCTCTGGGTCTTGATCCATTGTGATAAAGTCTTGTAAACCATCTGACTTGATATCTTTACAAATATTATAGACGAAATCATAATCCTCCCAACCGTAGCATTTAAAATCTTCATCCAATAAATAATTATCGTAAATTTTTTTAGACATAATCCAATTAGAACACCCTTCTGGTTTTTTATTTAATTCTATTTTATGCCCAAGGTACAACATCTCATCATTTAGTTTGTTGAAACTAGGAAGACTTTTGATAGCGCAATCAATTCCGGCAAGCATAACTAACCAATCTGGTTTTAAAATACGCGCAGCTTTTATACATTTATTTTTTAACTTTGCAATGCTAAAATCATAAGGAAAATTTTCACATAAATCAGAAGCGACAAAATAATTAAAATTACCAACAACTTTATGAAAAAAAGAAAATCTGTGACTTGATTGAGGAGTCATGAACGAAGAAATTAAAATTTTCATAAAATTGAAAGTAAATTATTCTCATAATTTTTCAAACAAAATTTA